AACAAAAGGTAAATTCTGATATTGCTTCTAAACAATTTGAGTTCAATAATAAGAAACGTGAAATGGAAATGAAACGTGAAATCGAGAATAAAAAGATTCAACTTGAAAAAGATAAGATGAAGCAGGAAATGGAATTACAGAAACAAAAAGATGCAGAAGCATACAAGAGAGAACAGCTTAAAGCACGTACAGCTCTGAAGAATAAGACTAATGCAGAAGCAGCTAGAAGTAAGAAGTAATATGAAGATAATTAAGAATAAGTTTATACCTTTTAAGGGTTATAAATTGATAAATCTGTTTGGTGTTATATTCCAAAGAAATGACGCTGTGGTTACAATGACAGAGTATAACCATGAGAAAATCCATTTGAAGTAGATGCAAGAAATGTTGTGGATTGGTTTTTACTTATGGTATGCTATAGAATATCTTTGTATAATGCTGTCCTGTAAATGGAATAAACAGAGTGATAGATATCACGATGTTAGCTTCGAAGAAGAAGCACACAACAATGATAAAAACCTAAACTATTGTAAAGAGCGTAAGCACTATGCGTGGTTTAAGTATTTAAAAATAGGTAGTTATAAAAGTAAAAAGGAGAAATAATTATGGCATGTGGTGGAAAGAAATCCGGCGGTAAAAAAGGAAAAGGCGGAAAAGGTAGTAAATGATTGAATTATGGATAAACAAGCATTTAAATAGAGAATGCAGAACCTAAAGTCTTACCGGGAGAATAATCCCGGTAAAGGCTATTGGGATTGGAAAGTACAAGCCTATCAGAATGGTGGCAGACATGCTTTAGGTGTTGGTTAGGTATTTGCCTCACTTGCTGATATGTTGTTCAATAAGGAAAGAAGAACACCAGCTATAGCAGCTGCTGCATATTATACTATACATCAAACTCAGAATGACCCAGTAGTAGCTCCAGTTGAAGCGCCACTTGTAGAACCTATAGCAGATGCAATAAAGAGTGTAGACGAAACTCCATATGATCCAGGAGAAGTGTTTCTATTATCTCCTGAAAATCAAAAGAAGCAGATGACAAAGAATCCTAATTATAGAGTAGTAGATACTAACAGTGAGGAAGACCCCTATGGAATTGTAAGAAGAGCTGCTAACTATCACAAAGAAATTCATGGAGAAGTACCTGTGTATGAGTATATTGCTGATTCTGACACAACTATTAAAAGAAGTAATTTAATTCCAGTAGGAACATTACCTCTAGGTGAATATACTCCAGAATTACCTCATGCTGGTAGTTATAATTCTGTATTATATTACAATGCAAGTAATGATAAACTCTATCAGAGAGCATACGATTTGAATGATTATGGCCCTACTGATACTAAGGATAAGGGAGCTTCTAGTATGTATATTGGACCAATAAGATGGTTGTCAAGACAGTTAGATAAGGCAGGTACTCCTTTTGTTCAAAGAACTGGCTTTGTACCTCTTGATGAAGGAAAATATTATAACTAGTTACCTGAATCTGCTAAAAAGAAAGTAAGAGAACGCCGTAGACTTAGAAACTCCTATGAATATGGTGGAGAGGTGAATGAGTTTCAGCGTAAGACTAGAAGAGATATAATGCAAGAGTCTTTAGTAGATGGAAGACCTGATTACAACAAGATGTTCTAGAATCAGAATGAATATCAAAAAGACTTTGCAAACTATTGGTATACTGAGAGAGCTAAGAATCCAAAATATTCAGATTAGATAGGAGGAGATAAATTAGGCAGTGTATTATCTAATATAGATAAAGCTACATGGAAAACCCCTACTGAAGCTATGAGAGATAATATGGTAGGATAGGGTTATAATCCTACAGATGCTCAGGTTAATCAATAGCTTAACATACTTAAGGAAAAAGGTACTAAGGGTTTTGCTAATCCAAAAGCTCACAGTTATACTTCACTAAGACCTGCTAATACTTGGCATGAAGGTGTTGGTCATATGGTAGGAGACAATACTCCAGCTATACTTAATGCTGCTCCTAATGTACGCATCAGCAATCCTGATAGTTCATATGAAGATTATGTCAATTAGGCTAATGAGAAACACGCACAGACTTGGGACTTTAGAGGTAATAATTCAAATCTGAAAGATGATTAGGGTAATTACTATATAGATCCTAATAGACAACTTACTCCTGAAGATATAAGTAATATGCGTAGTAAAGGGGCTAAGATACCAGAACAATGGGAGTCATTAAAGGATGCAGACATATCAGAACTTACCAATACGTTTGCATATAATCTATCTTAGGATCCTATATACTATATGGCTAGTGGTGGTGAGGTAGGTGATCCAGATGATAAATTCGCTAAAGCTGTTAATACTAAGTTAGGTAGAACTCCAGATGGTAGACCATTACAACAAGGACTTAAACCTGTATTTGATTTGGAAGATGCAGCTAATTTAACTCCTGTAGGTGATGCTATTGCTGCAAAGGATATGTACAATGCAGCTATGGATAAAGATTGGACAGGTTTAGGTTTAGCAGCGTTAACTTTAGCTCCGTTTGTACCAAACCAGGTAAGAAACATTAAAAGAAGTGCTCCTACTGTAACCAGATCAGCATAGTCTTAGATGGATAGGATATATAAAGCTTAGCAGAAAGAGGCAAGAATGACTCCTAGACTTAACAATGAAACTTATAATGTAGTTGAAAGATTGATGGATGATCCGAGCTATATGAGAAGAGCGCAATAGGTTAAGAGTAAATATGGAGATGATTATGCATCAGTTTATGCCGATATAATTAATGCCTATAATGAATCTCCAGATATGCTACCAAAAGCTAAAGGTAGTACATCTTTAGGTTAGAATAGAGCAATGATGAAAGCAGATAATAAAGCTGCTAAAAGGCATATGGAAGGTGGCGATTTTCCAGGAATGGGTGAATTTGATTATTTATATAATATTGATACTGGAGTTCCATATGGAACTACTACTCATGAATTAAATCATTTCTCTGATTTTATTGGAAATAAAAGTGTAGACGCTGATGGCAATAGTAATATGTTTAAATGGATGCGTTCTGCACTGAAGCCGTATTCTGATGGTATGAGTAAGTATTTCTCAAAACCTACAGAATAGAAGGCATACATGAATCAACTAAGAGAATTTATGTATGCTAATAAGATGATAGATACTAGAGATTAGGTAGTTACCCCTGACTTAATTAAATAGGCCATAGGTAAACTTCCTAAGGGTATGGAGTCTATTAAAAAAGCTAGTGAACAATTTAAATCTTTGAGATCATACACCAAATGGTTTAATACTATACCTTTACTTGGTGCAGGAACAATAACAGCTAATAGATACTTCAATGAAGATAGAGACACAAAATAAATTAAGTACTCTATACCCAATGTATCCAATACCTAGCTATAAGTACGGAGGGATACATATAAAGAAAAAGAATAGAGGTAAATTCAACGCTTTAAAGAAAAGAACAGGTAAGTCTACAGAAGAACTTACTCACAGTAAGAATCCCTTAACACGTAAACGAGCTATCTTTGCGTAGAATGCTAAGAAATGGAATAAGGGTAAAAAGAAAAAGTAATCTAATTATTAAATAATTATGGAAAATAAGAACACATTAAATGGTTTTGAGGCTATTCTTGAAAGCCTTAATCCTAATGTAGGTGCTAATAAAACTAAAGAAATTGACAACATTGATAATGAATTCGATGCAGTTGAAGAGCTGACAGATGAGGAGTTGGAAGCACTACGAGGTAAAACAGGTAAGAAATCTACAAATAACAAAGAAGATGAAGAAGAGGAAGAAGATGATGTAGATGGCAAAGGTGAAGAAGACGACGACATTGAAACTAATGAGCCTTCAAAAACTAAGAAGTCTAGTAAAAAGACAACTAAGACTGACAAGGATAATGACACTGTGGATGAGAAAGGAGAGGAAGATGATATAGATTCCGATGATGGAACTACTTCCGAAGAACTAATCGTTAACTTCTTTGATTCATTGTCTGAACAGTTAGGTTGGTCTGATGTAGAAGATGAAGATAAGCCTAAGACTGCAGAAGATCTTATTGAATATTTTAAAGATGTAATTGAAGAAAACTCTGTACCTCAATATGCAAGTGAGGAAGTAGAGAAACTTGATGAATTTGTACGTAATGGAGGTAACCTTAAAGATTATTTTAGTATTGACGCTGATATTGATCTTGACAATATCGAGGTGGAGGATAACGAAATAAATCAGAAATTAGTTATAAAGGAGTTTTTGAAAGAGAAAGGCTTCTCTGCTAAACAGATTGATAAGAAGATTACTAAGTATGAAGATGCTGGTATTCTTGAAGATGAAGCTGTGGATGCATTAGAGGCTCTTAAAGACATCAAAGCTGAAAGGAAGGAAAAGCTATTAGAGGAGCAACAAAAGTCTGCTAGAGAGGCTTAGAAGCAGCAACAGACATTCTTTAATAACGTTGTCTCTGAAATAAAAGGCATGAATAGCATTTATGGTATTGAAATTCCAGAAAAAGACAAACGAGCTTTATTGGAATATATATTTAAACCTGATGCAGAAGGTGTTACCAAGTATCAGAAAGACTATGCTAAAAGCCTTAAGAATTTGATTACTTCCGCTTACTTTACTATGAAAGGCGATAGTTTAATTACTATTGCAAAGCAGAAAGGTAAGAAAGACGCTCTAGATAACTTCAAAAATAGTTTGAGAGGAAGTGGAGTTACTAAGAAGTCTAGGAAGCAAGTTATAAACAATGACAGTACCTCAACTATTTGGGATACTTTTGCACGACAACTACGTGTCGCATAATAAAATTAAAACAAATAAATTAAATTACTAGTATTTTTATGGATAACAGTATTCTTAACAATCTGCAACTATACAAAGGTAAGTGGTTTTCTGACCTGATTGATACTGCGAAGATTTCTGTAGCTTCTCAGTAGAATCCGTATCAGGTTTCTACCATTCTGTCTTATGTATTCGGTACTAAAGATAGTGGCTATAGCACTTCTTTGGATATGTTGACAGGTGGTCTTGGCAACGTTATGACTATCGATCAGCCTTCATTTGAATGGTCTGTAATGATCGATGCTGACCGTGCCGTAACAATTAGAGACGCTAAATGGAATGGCGCAGCTATTACTTCTACTTCTACTGCAGGTTTGGGTAACACACCTATTATGTTGTGGTTGGAAGATAACTGGTTTGGTCCTGGTGCTATTCTTGAGTTTGATAACAAGGAATTCCAAGTACGTGTATCTGGCGCACCTTATCAAGATGGAAATCTGTGGGTATATACTTGTTTTGTAGCCGATGGTCAACCTTCATCTTATATTCCTGCTGAATATCTTGAAGCTGGAAAGCAGGTTTCTCGTCTTGCTTCTGCATATGAGGAATACAGTGAAGAGGGTGATATCTTGAACTACAACACTCACTTCAAGATGCGTAACTACCTTACTACGATTCGTATTAACTACGACATCACTGGTTCTGCTTATTCTACTGTAATGGCTATCGCTCTGAAAGATCCTGCAACTGGTAAGACTTCTTACTTGTGGGCTGATTATCAGGAATGGAAAGCTTTGCGTGAATGGTATAAGAGATGTGAACGTATGTTGGTTTACATGAAGACTAATGTAAACAAAGACGGTTCTTGTAATTTGAAGGGTACCAACGGTCGTCCGGTATTTATTGGTGCTGGTTTGTTGGAACAGATTGCTCCGTCTAACAGACGTTATTACACTCGTTTAACTGGTGAAATGTTGGAAGACTTCTTGTTCGATCTGTCTTACAACTGTCTTGGTACTAACGAACGTAAGTTTGTTGCCTTGACTGGTGAAATGGGTATGCGTGAGTTTGACCGTATCTTGAAAGAGAAGGTAGCTACTATGAATCTGATGGATACAGTATTTGTAACTGGTTCTGGTGATAACCTTACTTTTGGTGGTCAGTTCAAGACTTACAAAATGACCAACGGTATCGAGTTGACTCTGAAGTACTTCCCGCTGTATGATGATACTACTTATAACCGTGAATTGCATCCGGTAACCTTGAAACCGAAGGAATCATATCGTATGACTTTCTTGGATCTTGGTCGTCGTGATGGTGAAGCTAATATCGTTAAAGTAGTACGTAAAGATCGTGAATTCGTAACTTGGTATACTGGTGGTGCTGTAGCTCCGAATGGTTATGCTAAGTCTAAAGATACTCTGAGATCTAATGGTAAGGACGGTTACACCGTATTCTTCCTTGGAGAAATGGGAATAATGTTGAGGGATCCACGTGCGTGTGGGGAATTGATATTAGAATAATAGCTAAATGTTAAATTTTGTTAAATAATTACAGTTATCGGTAACTATGCGGCTAAGTCTACGTTATATAAAATATAACAATAAAACTTAGAAACTATGATGAGATCATACGATGTTTACAAGATAACTAACAAAACTAATAACAAAGTTTACATTGGCATTACAAGTAAAGGGTTAAGTGCTCGGTGGAAAGAACATCTCTATAATGCCGAGCACGGATGCCCTTTTAAATTACATAATGCTATACGTAAGTATGGCAAAGAAAATTTCTCAATAGAACTCATAGATTTTTGTAATAGCTGGGAAGAACTAGAAGAGAAAGAAAAATATTATATTTCCGAGTATAAGTCATTACAAGACGAATTTGGTTATAATATGACAGAGGGCGGAGATGGTACTATTGGTAGATATGTTACTATGGAAACCCGAGATAAGATTCGTCAAAAAGCTATTGGTAGAGAGGTATCTGAAGAAACTCGAATGAAATTATCAGAAGCAGGTAAAGTAAGAACTGAAAACAGGGAAGCTTACTGGAACTCTGGTAAAATCGGAGATAATAGACGTAAGCCTATTCTTCAGTACACAAAAGAAGGTATATTTATAAGGGAGTTTGAAGGAGTAAATATAGCAGCTAAGGAATTAGGATTAAGCCCCACTACTATCATAACCTCACTTAAACATGAGAACATAGTAGGATCTAAAAGAAATCCTTATATATGGGTTTATAAATCAGAGTATCCTGATGTACCTGAAACTGTTCCTGCTAGCTTATTTGCTAAAGATCCTAATTGGAAACCTACTATATCTGAGGCTTGTAGGAAAGCTGATGCAGAAGCTAGAAAGAATAGAAAGCCTACTGATAATCAGTTAAAAGCTGCAGTTGAAAATGGAATGAAAGTTGCTAAACCTATTTGTCAATATGACAAAGAAGGTAACTTAATAGCAGAATTTACTTCTATAATTGAAGCTTCTAGAAGTACAAAGATTGATAGAAGAGGCATTCAAAGACAACTTCAAAACCCCGTTGATCCTTCTAACAGTAGAGCTTGGAGTAATACTAAATATATCTGGAAATATAAAGAATAACAGGATAAATCTAATACATTGTATTATGGAAGTAATCGTTAGAATAGTTAAAGTAAATCCTTGGACCGGACTTACAAAATGGCCTACAACATTTGATTATGTAGGACCTTACTGGACTAGATCTGGTAATATCTACACTGGCTTGAGTACAGAAGATGCTCGTAGATTAGAGAAAGCCTTAAATAAAGAAGAAGGTGAGTTGTCTCCTAATAGCGATTTTTGGACTACCTTCGCAGTTAAACTTGGTAAAAGAGATCTAATACTGGATACAGATAAGCCGTTGGATGAATTGCAATATCTGTTCCTTAAAGGTCACAAACGAGTAGCAGATGGATTAGCTAATATGAATCCTTCTAAGGATTACGTATTGATTAATAAAGACTCTGAAGCAGAACAAGCTAATCGTATCAATAAGATTAAGCGTGAAGCATATAGAGAATTAGATAAAATGTCTATTGAAGATATGCGTAAGTGCTTGCGTTTGTATGGTATGAAATCAGATACTATGTCAAATGAACTCGTTGAAGCTAAGCTTACTGAACAAGTTGAAACAGCACCTGATAAGTTTATGTTGAAATGGGTAAATAACCCAAATAAAGAAATTAACTTTGTTATTGAAGAAGCTATTGCTAAAAATATTATTCGTAAGAATAGAACTCAATACTTCTTTGGTACAGATCTGATTGGTAATGGTATTGACGATGTTATTGTTTACTTACAAGATAAGAAAAATCAAGACATTAAGTTAGCCATTATGAATGAAATTAAATCCAAATAATGAAGATATCTGATTTACATAAGGCATTTAAAGTTCTCATGGATAAGAATTCAGAGGCAGTCGCTTTCGGTGGCTGCCCTGCATTCCTTCCTGAAGAAATAGATTTATTTCTTAATTAGGCTTATATAGAAGTAATATGTAATAAGTACACTGGTAATAATACTATGAAAGTAGGATTTGAAGGTGCTGTTAAACGTATTGCTGATTTATAGAAGTTAATTAAGACAGATACTGCACAACCTTTAGTATATCCATACTCTAGCTCTAATGTGCTTACTCTATCTAATTTCTTTAAAGATAATCAAGAACTTAAGAGAATGTTCTATGTAGATTGTGTATTACACTTCAATGATGAAGTTGCTATATGTACACTTATAGATCATGAAAAGGCTAAAGGATTCTTATAGACATATAACAATATGCCTTGGATAGAAACCCCTGTAGCAGTATTAGAAGATAATACACTGAAGATATATATAGATCCTATACGTATGTCTGCTGATACTTATACTGCTGATATTACTTATATTAAGTATCCTCAGAACATAAGCTATACAGACTACAATAAGGATATTACTGAGGTTCCTGATTACATATTAAATGAAGTAATTGATAGAGCTGTAGAAATAGCACTAGAGACTATAGAATCTCAGAGAACACAGACTAAAGTACAACTTGATAGCTTGAATGAATAATGAGTCCACGTGAAATGCAAATAGAGGTAGAAAGAAGACTATAGCTGATTAGTCCTACATTGGCTATTGATAATAAACTACCATCTGATACTATATTATCATTTATTAATGAAGCTGTCGATAAGTTCTGGAAGACTAGATATTCAGGTATCAATTTCAAACAAAGAGGCTTCGAGTAGGACTAGAAACGTACTGATGATTTACGTACTTTGGTTACAAAGCACACTTATAAAGATATTAGCATTACTAAGGTTAATCAAGAAACCTATACAGTTACCTTACCTGACGATTATGTAATACTATTAGGTGATACAGCAGGTATAGCTCCAGCAGACGGAGTAATAAATGATTGCTGGGAGAAAAATGCTCAAGGTAACTACAAGATAAAGTATAGTGATACTATAGAAGGTACTATTGAAACTGTTGATAGAATCAAGGAAAATTCATTATCAGAGTATCATCTAAAGTATACTAAAGCTAAACCTATCAAACTCATGTAGGATAATACTATTACTTTATATACTGATGGACAATATAAAGTAGCTGAGTATACTATTGAGTATTTAAAGAGACCTAGTAAAGTAACATTAGTAGGTACACCTACAGATGAATATACAGACCTTCCTGCTCATACTCATATGGAGATTGTAAAGATGGCTGTACAACTTATATTAGGTACTTTACCAAACTATAATGTTTATTCCAACGAAGTAAATACAATGGAATAACATAACAAGAAAGCGCTTACTAACGTGGAAATCTGAAATAAGGAAAGTAGAAAGTAAGCGGATTTAGACTAAGCGCTTAATATGTCTAATTAATAATTTATTTAAAACTATGATTCAAAGCGTTCATTCCGTATTGATCGGAAAGACTTGCCCTGCATCTTACACTACTGTAGATGCTCTGGCTGTTGGTGACGTAGCATTGTTTGATGAAAACAAAGCTCTGCTTAAAACAGCTGCCGCTGCTGCATCCGCTAACTCTTTGTACGTTGGTGTAGCTGGCCCTAAAATCAACGTTACTATGCCTGATGGCTCTGTAGCTCAGAAAGCTAATATTGATTTCTCTAATGAAATTCAGAAAGATTCTAAGCCATCTGCAGTTATTGGTGCTCACGTTGAACCGGTTGAAGAAAAGATCGTAATTACTCTGACAGATGCTACTATTGTAGCTGGTAACCGTTATGTATTGCGTATCGTTTATAAAGACCTGTATGAAGCTGCTTGGCAGTTTACTCATTCTTATGAAGTATATGCTGAAACTGCAACTGCTTCTGACTTGGCTACTGCTATCGTAAAGAAGATTAATGCTCACAAGAACCGTCGTGTACAGGCTTCTGTTAGTGCTGCAGTTATCACTCTGAATGCTATGCCTAAGGATGATAATGAAGGTGTTTATTCACTGAATGAATACAGCGTTGTATGTATGGAAGCTTCTTTGTATGAGACTATTCCTGGTGCTTTGCTTGCAAATCAGCCGAAAGCTGTAGCTGGTGCTACTATTGCTAAGACTGCTGGTAATCCGGGTAAAGGTTATTGGAAACAAGTACGTGATGCTGAAGTACGTAACATGGGTTACAAGGGCCACGTATTTACTGGAGCTTATCCTGAAGTAGAACAGGCACGTAAGGTAGTTGAAGGTACTCAGTATGATTATGCTATTATCGAAAATGATAACAAGTATTTGAGTAATGATAACCAATACATTAAGACTACTCCTCTTACGACTGAAGTTTACTGTCCTAGCATGGTAGGTTCTATCATTGATAAAGGTATTCAATCCTTTATTGCTGGTGCAGAAGTAAAATAATAAGATATAATTTCAGTGTGCTGACAAAGGGCTATGGGGCTAAATAGCCCTGTAGCCTTTTTTATTTAAATATATATCATGAAAATAATTGGAATTAAAAATATAGATGATACTCTAGTAATCTCTTTAGATACTAAATTACCTGATACAGTGTCAGAGGACTTATATTTATATATAGACACACTGGATAACTATACTAAGCGTAATTCAGATAATTCTGAAGAACATTCATATTCTGTACTGTTAATAAGTGCCGAAGAAGGAGATGTAACCAATATCAGTGAAGATAGGTATCATATTACATTAGATGCTACATCACCATTTGCTAGTGCATTTACTGTAAGTATAGAAGATTCTACTGTATTCTATTACGATAGAGAAGAATTGTACTATAAGCAGATAGATTTACTTTGTACAAGCTGTAGTACTTGTTTAGACGATCAATAGAAAGATCGTATAATGTTATTCATACTTAAATATAACTTATTGCAATACGCTATAGAACATGACATAATGAATGATGCAGTTCAATACTACAAAGATATTGCAAGAATGTTAGGTATATGTATTAATAACAGTATATTCAATGATGGTCACTTTGATTGTAATCGTTGCAAGAAAGTAGTTAATAGCTGTTGTAATTGCAAAAATGGGTGTTGTTCGTTATGTTAACTAAAGAGATATATAAAATAGGAGCCAGTAAAAACTTACTTACTAAGTACAATATAGAGTATGATAAGTGTGATATAAAGAGTATAGCTTGTGCTTCGTATATCGCTAACTTACTTGACGGTGATTACCCATTGACTCAAGTACAGATAGATAAGTTAGAATAGCTTATTAACTGTCTTGTACAACCTAGTAGGTATTGGTATGGTAATGATTAGGAAATCATTAAACCTATACTATTAGAGAGAGAGCTAAATACTAATTTTGGTTTAGAGACCGTTAATGGTCAACTTATAATTTGTGAACAATGACTCCAGAAGAATTAGAGAAATAGGTACTAAAGAATACTGTAGCTATTAAGACTGTATCAGATAGCTTAGTAAACTATGTTTAGAATTAGTATTTAGACAATACTAACAAGAGCGTATCAGCTAATACATCTGATATAGAGAAGTTACGTAATGACTTAGGTGATATACAGAATTAGATTAACTTACAGAACCGTATTGAGTATCTAAAGGATACTAACATAGTAGATGCAACTAAATTAGACCTATTACAGTATGATGGTAATAGGTGGTCTAATGTAGCTGCTAATAAAGTAGTTACAGGTTTATTAGGTAAGTTAGTTGATTTATAGGATGTAAAAGTAGAAGATGTTCGTAATGACGAAGCCTTAGCTTGGGACAGTGAATTACAAAAGTGGACTAATAAGAATCTGAATACAGAGATATATGATGACATATTCATAAGTAAGATTAAGCCAGATTCTACACCACATGAAGTATGGTTTAAAGATTCAGCTGTATTTGGTCAAGAAGGTTTTGCATCAGGTCTTACTGGTTTTGGTGGTAAGATTGATAAATGGGGTCATGCCGAATTAGATAGTCTTACATTACGTAGATTCCTTGAAGTACCTGAACTTAGATATAATCGTGTAGAGATACAGTTAGGTGACAAATGGAATGCTCCTGGTGCAGGTGTAATTGAAAGCGTAGAGCAATTAGATCAGTATACTGGTACTATTACTTTGAAACTAGAGGAAGGTGAGTATGGTGCAGTATCAATGGGTGACCTTTGTATGGGTATCTTCCACTCTGAGAATACTGTAGAGAATGCAGAAAGTGATGAAGATGATGGTATGGGTAATAGAAAGTTTGCAGGTTTCTATACTGTTTACTTTGAAGTTACTAACATACTTGATGCTCAAAATAAGAAATTTGGTTATAAGCTTAGACCTGTAGATGAATATTGGACTATGACTTATCATCCGTGTGCACAAATGAATTTCGTAGCATATGGTAATAAGACTAATGTAGACCGCCAAACATCTTGCTATTCAACTCGTACTTATACACGTTACTTAGTTAACCAAAATACTTGGGACTAGAGAGCTAATAACATCGCAATGCAATTCGGTGACTTAAGTAATCTGAATATATTTGGTTATGAAATGGAAGGATATTCCGCATACCTTAATTCAGTGTATTTCACTGGTAAGATTACTCAAGTAAAACCAAGTGGTGAAGAAGTACTTTATGCTAATGATAGAGGCGCTTGGGAACCAGATACTCATTATGACTATTATGATAGAGTAAGCGTATTAGGTTACTTATGGCTATGCGTTAATGACAATGGCTCTGATACTAAACCAAGTGAAGATAACCCTGATTGGTTAATGCAAGTATCTAAAGGTGACCAAGGTGAGGGTCTTATATTACGTAGATCTGAATGGAAACCTAGAGTAGAATATTGCAATGAAAGTGAGGTATCTCCTACAGTACAACCACTACGTTATCTAGATATAGCCTTAGTAAAGGATTTAGGAGCGGAAACTGGTTACAAAGTATATAAGTGTATATACACTAGAAATAATGGTAAACATACTTCTAACAATGACAATGCTCCTGGAACAGCAGGTGGAGCTGAATACTGGGAAGAATTAGCTTAGAATGTAGACAGTATTTATACTGACCTAATTATAGCTAAGAATGCTAAGCTTGACTTTATGACAGGTAATGCATTACGTGTTGGTTACTATACTGGTAATACAGTTAATGACTTTGTAGTAAGAGCTGGTATAACTGGTGAAGGTGGTGATGATAGTGATGCTATCAGAATATGGGCTGGTACTACTGAAGAAAATAGAGCTAATGCAGACTTTAGAGTAACTCAAGGTGGTAAACTACATGCTCGTAATGCGACTATAGAAGGTAATATTACAGCTTCTACAGGTACACTTGGTACTCTATATTTGACTGGTTACATTGATGGTACTAATGGCGGCAGTGATGGTATGATGCTATTTCCTAGCTATATAAAATTCAAACAGGACTATAGAGAACTGATATTGGGAACTGTTAGTAGTTTAGGATTTGGTTACTTTGGTAGAATGACTTCTAATGCTACAGATGAATACGTATACAATAATGCTGGTTTGTATATGGATTTAACAGGCGGTTTAAACAATAACCTTGCTATGTATGGTAATGGAGATATATCTATGAATGGCAATGTTGTTGGATATAGTTATCGTGTTGCAGAATTTACTGAAGCTAGTAATACAATTCAACGTTAGACATACGCTAGTCGTATGCTAATAGTAGCACCATATGGTTCTTGTATGATTGGTCTGCCAGAATATAGTATAGTAGAATCTAAATTAGGTATAAACTAGGCTAACTGGACTGTATCAATGACAATCACTTATGTACCCACTGCTTCTTCTCCGAATGTAAGAATATATGGTAGATAGAATAGTAGTACTAATTAGGAGTATCCTATCTTATATAATTAGAATGGTGGTAGAGTAGAATACGTTGATATTAACCAAGGAGATACTTTTACTTTTACACTAATTAAAGAATACGCTAGTAGATATTACGCGATGATAGAAAATCTTTCTAATTAATGAATAATAGATTATGAAAATAAATTTTGCACAACTGGAAGTATATACAGACATTAAGAAAACTAATAAGGTCTGCGCTGATGTTAGACAGCAATTAGGTGAATTATTGTATGAAACAGGTAGCGGTATTAAACTGCACTCTCTGGCACTAAAGATTTATAATTCTGAAGGTGAAACAGAGTATGATGCTGAAGAAGTTAATATCATTAAACAGTATATAGAACAATATTGTAAGCCTGCCTTTATTGATGCTATCATCGAGTTAACTAAAGTATCAGAAGAAATTAAAACAGACGAAGTAAAATGATAGTAAAAGGAGTTAAAATAAGTGAACTCGAACTTAGAGATAAACTGACTGGAGAGGAGTTAATTCCTTTCCAGGATCAGTTATCTAACGGAAAGATGGACATGAAATCAATTATAGATTATTTTGAGGAAGTGTCTGATCAAGAAGTTAATCTCTAGAGTTTGGTAAACATCAAACAGTATGTAAGCAATAGTAAAGAGCTAGAGTTTGTATCATCTAATGTAGGTGATGTATACTTCAATACTGGTGATAAGAAGTTATATGTGTATCAAGAAGATGGTACATATGCTACTACTGATCCGTCTAAATATAGAATGTATGTAAGACTGGATAAGGATGAATATGGTCGTACTAATATCATTCATAGATGGGATGGTAATAATATGACTGTTATTTCAGAGCGTCTGTTTATCGGTGAAGAAGAAGGTACAGCCTATGAAGGTTCTAAGGGTAAACAAGTTAGAGATGACTTAGATGCTCTTAATGCAACTATAGATAAGTATCCAGCTAAGTTAGTTAGTGGTATATTAGACCCTAATTACAGTGGTAGTTCTGTTGACTTAAGATATAGTTTCTATGACCGTATTAGTGATACTAACTCAACAGGTACTAAAACAGTTAACTGTGCTAGTTAGAGTAATGCTGGCTTTATGGCTGCTGCAGATAAAGTAAAGTTAGATGTTACTTTACCTAATGATATAAAGGCAGAAGAGGATGCTAGAAAGGCTGCAGATAGTACTTTACAGGGCAATATAGACAGTTCTAACAGTGACCTGAACAGTAAGATTACTGCAGAGACAGAACGTGCTACACAGGCTGAAAACACTATTACAACCAATTATAAGGCAGCTGATTCAACTTTGCAATCTAATATAAATAATGAAGCTACTACAAGATCTGAAGCAGATGATGCATTAGATAGTAAGATAAGTAAAGAAGTTAGTGATAGAACTCAAGCTATTAGTACACTTCAAGGTAGTTTAGATACAGAGATTGCTAGAGCTACTAAAGCTGAACAAGATATTACTAGTGCATATGAAGCAGCAGATACTACACTGCAGAACAATATTAATGCTATTAATAACTCTAAAGGAGTAGCTAATGGTATTGCTACATTAGATTAGAATGGATTAGTACCTTCAAGTCAATTGCCTTCATATGTAGATGATGTAATTGAAGTTAGTACTTTTAGTGCATTACCTGATACAGGTGAATCTGGTAAGATATATATTACTCAGGATACTAATCTTACTTATAGATGGTCAGGTACTGCATATGTTGAGATATCTCAATCATTAGCATTGGGTGAAACTAGTTCTACTGCATATGCTGGTGATAAAGGTAAGGCAACTACTGACAAACTTAACAGAATACCTAATAAACTTATTGTTGATACTAATGGTGTTACGTATAACGATCCAGACAGTGTTGTACTGAAATATACCTTCTATAAACAGCAAGAACAGGAAACTAGTACTAATATTCATACAATCAATGCAGCTACTACAGCTACACCGGGTATAATGACAGCGGCGGATAAGACTAAGTTGAATGGCTTAAAAGATCAAGCTGGTATTACTGCTGATATTGATGCTGTACAGACTAACTTAGAAACACATATCAATAATAAAACTAATCCACATGAAGTTACTAAAGCTCAAGTAGGATTAGGTAATGTTGATAATACAGCAGATACTGATAAACCTATATCTACTGCAACTCAAACTGCATTAGATGCTAAGTTTAGCCTTACTGAAGGTAATTCACTTAAGACTACTGCTGATAGCTTACCTGATAGAATAATTGCTTATATTCCTGGTAGTAGTATTGACGCTACTGGTGAAACTGTTAGTATTACTGAAGGTACTTAGTATGTTAACAAGAGTAATGGAGTATATGGCTCTCTTAAGCAGTCCTCAGTTACTAAAACTCTAACTGCTGCAACTACTACTAAAGCTGGTGTACTTACTGCTGCAGATAAGGTTAAGATAGATAAGATAACTACTGATGGAGATGGTACTAGATACTTAGCTGACAATGGTACATATAAGCTTATACAAGGTGGTGGTAGTGGGGATTCTGGTACTTTTGTACTTGAGACTACAGCTGCAGATTCTTTAACAGATACTGAGTACAATGACTTAAAAGACGCTATAGAAGCTAATAAGATTATTATAGCTGATTTAGGTTTGACTTTAGGTATAATAGCTCAGAGATATCAACCTTGTTTTGCAGCTACCTATGACAGTGGTAGTAATAGGATTGTGCTTAGCTTAACACAAACTACTGGAACTACAAGTAGTAGTGAGGATACTAGAAGATTAGTAGTATGCGATATTATCATCTTAGGTAGTACTGGTCATAGTGTAAGTAGAGATAACTATAACTTAGTTAATGAAAATCAAGTACTTACGTTTGGTTAGACTAAAGAATATACTCCTACTACTGTTTATAGTCCTGCTACTAAGAAGTATGTGGATGATAACAGATATGGTAAGACGTTCGTTGTATCAAGTGTAAATAGTTTCTTAACTAATCGTAAGGAAACTGGTTCAGCTGCTGAGACAGCTACTAATAATATATTTGGTAGTAAGGAAAGCTTTCGTGCTGTAGTAGATGATATTATCTCAAATCATACTAGATACTATATACATGTGGATGGTGATGCTAACAACTGTACAGAATTAGGTTGTGTAAATGCTTGGAAGAATGCTGATAGCAGTACGTACCAATTACATTTCGTTGTGGCTTATTATACAGGTAGTACATTATACACTAAGAGAATTACTATTAACTCAGATAATAGTGCAGATAGTGCATTTATAGAGATAACAGACTTAGTTAACTCAGATAATATTAATATAATAACTAGGAAGACTACATCTGAATATAATAGTCTGAGTAAGAATGATAATACCGCTTATTTTGTAGTAGATTGATATGGTAGATAATGATTTAAAAGTAGGTTCAAGCAATGCTGAAGGTGTCTATGTAAAAGACCACTAGTTGCTTTAGTTTGATTGGAGTAAGCTCTATGCCAATCTTAGCTATGTATGGCCTAATGGTGGAACTACTGGTAGTTTTCCTGTTATTATTGCTAATCTTAGTAGCGACCCTGTTCTTCTACAACGTGATGGAGAAACAGAAGAAGTTGCTCCTGGTACAATTGATTGGTATACTATCGGTGGTCAAGGTCAAGCTATTAGTGAAATTTCTTTATCTAACGAAGATGCTAACGGCAATGGTTCCAGCAAACGAGTTGTTCAATTTTATTCCACAATGTATGCAGAGGGTGAGAGTATTAATCACGGTTATGCTCATAATCAAATTATGGATAAGAATGAACTAATTAATAATTTTACAAGCGAAGTGTATAAGCAATTTGTTTGGATTGTTTTTATTTTTGATAATTAAATAGATATGATTGCTATAGGAGATGAGAGATTGGGGGGGGGGGTACGTTGATATAGACCCCAGTCAACCTTTCAATCTGATTGATTATAAAGACTGCCTACTACTTATCACTGCTAAAATATTTGGTGGAGACACTAATACCTATATCGGAAGTTGTACATTTGACAATACTGTTAATTTCGATTATGCCTCTACTGATTATATAATGATGCCAGTTACTTATTCTAATTTGTTTGATGATACTGGTGTAAATTATAAACCTTGCGTAGCTTATATATCTGGATACATTAGCAATGCAGATACTGGTAGAGTAACTTTCAGGGTATGGAATCTCGGAGTTGATAGTGACATCATGGAATACAGTGGTGATGTATTAAGTATTAAGGCAATAAAGATTAAAGATTAACTATAAAAGTGGGGGGGGGGTGATTACCCTCACCCTTAACACTAAAGATATGAAGAATATATTTATAGGGAACAAGAAAGTAACTAGAGATAGTATTCTGGACAAAGATAGAGCTAATAGAAAGATGGTATCTCTTAGAGGAGAAGGCTTTGATGAAGACCATTGGTATCCTTGTGACTTTGATGCAGATCCTAATGTAACTACATTTCCTTTACACCTTATCATTCATAATACTCTAAATACTGATTCACAGGGTGATGCTAAACCTTCTTGGGCTACTAATTCAGGAGGATTTGCTCTATATGTAAATATGGAAATTGGTGGTGCAGGATGGGGATAGTTGTATATTGACTAGAAACTAAATGCTTATACTGCCAATTGGGGTGGAGATACCGCTGTAGGTTCTATGCATCAAGTAACTCAACTATCCAAGTTCATCATATATCTTAGAGGTGGTGCTGACTACTATTATACCTGTGATTGTGAATCAACTAATATAGTAGCTCATAACAGTACGTATACAGTTGCATATGGTAATGATAATGCTTCACAAACATTCGATGTTCATGATTCTCAAGGTGACTTATTAGAATACTTTACCTATGATGTAAATACTTGTCTCTGGAGAGCTAAGAACTTTGGCTTAGTAAATTCTAATGAGTTTAACTTTACTGATCCTAATGTTGATTCTATATGGATTAATTATAGAACCATGAGTGGTAATAATAATGGTAACATAATAGACTATAGATTAGGAAACGGTACTGCATCAAATAGTGGATATGCTGGACTATATGCAGCTGCATTCTATAAAGAATCTGATATTAGGTTAAAGTCAGATATAAAGCCATTAGAGCATACTCTAGAATAGATATGTGATATACCGACTGTAGAGTTTAATATGTATGATAAACATCAGATAGGTACTATTGCATAGAACTTAGAGGAACACTTCCCTGAGGTAGTAAGAACTGATAAAGACGGTATTAAAGCTGTACAGTATGATATGCTTGGTGTAGTAGCTATAGAAGGTATTAAACTACTTAAGCAAGAAATTGAAGACTTAAAGAAACAAGTGGAGGAGTTGAAGAATGGAATGTGCAACTCAGGAAATGATATACAATAAGACAGGCCAATATTCTGTAGAGGGGGGGGCAATGCTCTGCCTTCCAAAGCAGAAATACAAACTAATGCTCCTGGATGTACAATAAACAACTCATACGCCGATAATGAATTAGTTGGCATATCTGATATATCTCTATAGAACTACTATCCTGTTATAGTATTGTATGGTAGTTTTGATGCAAGTTTTAACTCGAGTACTGTGTATAATGGTGGTTCTATCATTAATACTATACCTAGAGCTGAGAGTAAAGAGTAGGTGCTAGATGTATATAGATTGACTTCTTCAAGTGGTGTACTGATTATATCTTTTTCTTATTTAAGTGGAGCAACTTCTTCAGATGCAGATCTTATTAAAATTTCAAATATGACTATAGATCACAGTCATATTTTAGATTTCACTAATCTTAGTAATGATAAACAGAAGTTTCTTATTACAGACACACAAGAAGCAGGTGAATCAACTGGGTTCGTTTATTTTACATTAGAAACAGGATTAAAAATACAATTAAAAATTAATTTACATCCAACAACATAATATGGAATCAACAAACGAATTAGTAACAAAAGCAGAAGCTAGTGCTGAGGGCTTGAGTGTAGATTCTACTAATGAATGCCTTACTAAGGCAGAGTTTAATGCAAATCTACCAACCCCCCCCCAGTATGACTTAAGAGTTGTTAATGGTCACAGAGAGATTATCTACATAAACAATACAAGTGACGAAGAAAAGGTTATTACCATTAATAGTTCTAGATTCACTGTTAAACCTAAGTAGGTACTAATGCAAGGATTCTATTCTTATACTGCATTATCTGTTTATGCAGGTAGTAACTTCACAGCCAATGTATCCTATTGCGCTAACTTCAATAGTTCAATTGCATCTACAGGCTTATTTAACTATAGATATAGTTATACTGCTGGACAAGTTATTGTATCCGAGTCTTCAGGTGAATAGAACTATACAACGTTACTAATTCACATTATATCGTAATATGAACCCGTACTTAGCACACATGACAAACAGGGAACTGTTAGAACAAATATATTTACTATTACTTCAGATTAACGTTAAGGTAAGTGAGATAGATAATGATGCCAAAACATTTGGTATGAACTTAGCTGCTGACTTAGTTGGTAATATGTTAGATGATTAGTCAGTGAGTAGTAGAAAAACTAATAATGAATAATATGGAATTAGTATTAAAAAGAATATTTAAAGGAGATAAGTATACTATAGGTAAACTATACTGTAAGACTTACTCAGATGAACAATATGCATCTGGAGAAGGATATGATCTGATGTATATCTGTGATACTCTTGAAGATACAGATAGAGGATTAGATTCTAAAATGACTCTAGATGAAATTAAGAGTATTAAGATTAAAGGAGTAACAGCAATACCTACTGGTACTTACAGTATTACTTTAGATGTACAGTCTCCTAAGTTTAGTAACTACAAACAGTACTCATTCTGTAAAGGCTACTTACCTAGATTAGTAGGAGTTCCTGGTTATGAAGGTGTGTTAATCCATATAGGTAATACTCCAGAGGATACAGATGGTTGTATACTTGTTGGACAGAATAAAGTAAAGGGACAAGTAATCAATAGTACTAATACCTTTAAAGAGTTATATAGTATGCTTAAGGAGCATAAGGATATTAATGAACCTATACAAATTACTATAGAATGAAAACGTGTTTATATCAACCTATATTTATAAATCCATAGGCATACTTTGTATTCCCTTCTTTGTATCATATAGAGAAGGGAGATTCGTTTATAGAGCCTGCTAATATTACTGGGTAGCTTATCATTAATACTCTTACAGATGATCCTACTTTAACTCCTATAATACTTACTGTAAAGGATAACAATTAGGTTGACTTTAGTATCTTTGCAGGTAAACATATACGTATTAGTTAGTATACTGATGAAGGTGCTGTGGTATTAGGTGAATGGTTAATGCCAGGTGAATCAGCTCCAGTATATCCTGATTGGTTTAATGACAGTCTAGTATGTTGGTATAGTCCTAGTAAGTAGAAGTTAACATAGTTAGATGTGATAGAGAGTTATGCTGAGGATTTCACTTATTGGACGATTAACAATACAAGTATTACTTCTACTCAAAAGAAAATAGTTATTCCCGCTGGTACAGAGTTAAAATATGTTATAGCTTTTAGAGGTTTTAATAGTTTTACTGCTGGATTCGATATTAAATATACAGGCAATGCTGTTATAACATATAGATACAACAAAGAAGACGGTACAGTAGGTACTATTGCTATTGATAAAAGTGGTATCTACCATTTACCTGCTAGCGTTAGAGCTCAAAAGAATTTTGGCTTTTATTGTAATCCTCAAACGACAACAGAAGAAGCTACTATTGAGCAACTCCCTACCTCTATCCTCAAAGATTTCAGTGGAAATGGACTTAATGCTTATATGTATGGTTTTCAAGGGAAGTTGAATAGTGGAATGGGAGTGTATAAATTTGACTTTCTTTCTGACTTACGTATTAATTCAGCATATTTACCATATACAGAAAGACAAGATGATAAAATTTGTTCATTAGCAGGACATCCAGCAGGTTGGTTATTTCAGTTCACCAGCCTTAGTGATATTCCAGCTTTTAAAGTAGAAGTAAAAGGAATAGTTAATGATAAGTTTACTTATCGTTGGTATGATGAAAATGGGAATAGAGGTGTAGATATTGCTATAAATGAAGACGGCATCTATGAATTGCCAATGAGTTATAGTGTAGAAACTAATACTGGAGTTGGTATTGTCTGTAATGACCTTTGTCAAGATAATGTTTGCTTTACTCAACTCCCTGACTACCCCAACCAGCTCTGTTATAGTGGTAAAGAATACTGTATAAGTTATAATCAGCCTATATTGACAGACTATACTGTTATTGCAGATAGGACGTGGTTTGATAATGCGGGCAATCGAGTATTCATTACTAAAGGTAATATCTGGCCTAATTGTGCATTTACTTTTGAGAAGGTTAATGTTGCGTTAAATAGTGAAACATTTTCATACTCACAAAGTACCAATATTGATGATTTAATAGGTAAGAGTGGTATAACTTACCAGACAAAGCAATCTTATAACGGGAAAGTTATTGGTGTAGGTACTTCATCAGATGGCGATATATTGCTTATAGGTGGACAGTTGAAAGGAGAGTATATCGGCTGCCATTCTGACTTCCTATTATTCAATCGCACACTGAGTGAAGATGAAATAAACTGGCTAAAGGAAAATATTTATAATATAGAGATTTAATTTAAACAATATGACAAGACAAGAAAATCCTAATTTTGTAGCATCTAAGTATGCTCCAAATCCTAAAGAAGTTTCATACTGGATTGACTTATCATCAGATACTACAGGTAATGTAATTAAAAGCTTTGATGGTAAGCAGTGGATACCCACTAACTACAAAGAGAATACAGACCAGTCTGAACGTATAGATGAACTTGATGCTAGTTTAGCATCTGAGATTAGTAGAGCTAAATCTAAGGAATAGCAACTTGAGAATGCTATCAACGATGTAGATAATACTCATTCTACTGATATACAGGAAGTAAGAGAGTCTATTAATGAATTAGACAGTAGTAAAGCAGATAAGGCTACTACGTTAGCTGGTTATGGTATTACTGATGCATATACTAAGACTCAAGCTGATTCTAAAGCTACTGAGATAGCTAAAGCTGAATGTGCCAAGTTAGTTGCATCTGCTCCTGAAACTCTTGATACCTTAGATGAAATAGCTGCTGCATTAGGAGATGATCCCAACTTCGCAACTACTATTACTAATCTTATTGGTACTAAAGCTGATACAGCTACTGTAAATGCTTCATTAGATACAAAGGCAGATAAGGCTACTACTTATACTAAGTCAGAAGTAGATACTAAGCTTAATGCTAAAGCCAACAGTGCAGACGTATACACTAAGTCATAGACTGATACAGCTATTAGTGATGCAACTAATAATAAAGTAACTTCTACTTCAGTTAACAGTATTCAGATAGTAGATGCTATACCAGAAGCAGATAGCCAAGTAACTGGAGTATTGTATATTAAACTTTCAACTGCTGCTTAATATGGGAGAAATTGCTATTAATGGTACTACATTCCAAGAGGTTGCTGCAAACGGTAAGACTGTTCAAGAGATGTGGTTGAATGGTTCTTAGATATATGCTGCAGGTGACTTATGGTATGGAGTACGTTTTACAGGTAGTAGTCCTGATGGGGTAAGAACTGGTAATATGCAAATGCATAAAGACCTACCAGTACAATCATTATTCAAAGGCTGTAGACTTACTTCTGATGGTACTATTAAATACTTTAATGCTACAGATTGGGATCATTATGAAGATGGTTCTGAAGTAACCAATAGTATTGAAGATGGTAATGATATGGTTGAATTACCTGATGCATACTATACTGTGGTAGTACATGGAGACTATGATTGGGAAATAAGAATGTCTTTATACCCCTTAGAAGGATATACTAAGTTTAGTAAGAAGTATTGCTCTGCATACGAAGCTTATAGAGATGGTAGTACCTTATACTCAATTAGAAATCAAGTACCTACTGTAAATACTAATAGAGCTACTTTCTTGACACAAGCTCGTAATGGTAGAAGTAACAGTTATGCTATCTATACTTATGAGATACATAAGTTTATTACTTGGTGTTATGTAGTAGAATATGCCACCCTTAATAGTTAGAAAGCAGTTAACACTGCATTAACCGAAGAAGGTTATCATCAAGGTGGACTTGGTAATGGTATTACTAATGGAACTAAGAAAGAAAACGGTGCCAATAGATGGGCTTTTGTACCTACAGGTACTACTAATTCATTAGGTAATAGTTCTGGTCAAGTACAGTATTCATATGTTAATACAGATGCAGAAGGTACTGAAACACAAGCCAGTCAATACGCTAATAGATACAGAGGTATTGAGAATCCATTTGGTCATATATGGAAGAACTGTTGTGATATTGTTGTAACAGGAACAGACAATAAGATATACGTCACCAACAACAAAGAGAATTTTGGCATAGATAAATCGTTATATGAAGATAGTGGTTTAACTACTATCACTACCAACGGACAATGGGTTAAACGCATTACAAATAATGCGGCTGCTGACTTATTCTGTTAGGAAAGTGGAGCTGGTTCTACTACGTATTTCTGTGATCATTATTGGACGAATGCTGTAGAAGTTGACAGAACTTTACTGTTGGGGGCTCACGCGGGTGATGGTTCCGGTGCGGGTTTTTTCGTTCTGCATTCTAGCGATGGCCTTGGTTATGCCCATGCTAGTGTCGGTACTCGTCTGGTATATATCCCTTAATTATTAACAAATAGGTTGTCGTTCTGGATTGAACAAGTAAGTTAGATAGGAGCTAACACGAGTAATAGTTCCAATGCAGGTTTATTCAATCTGAATTCTAACAATGACCTTAGTAATGCAAATGCTAATGTCAGTACAATGAAGCACGATTACCAAATATTATCAGTGATTATCAATTTTAGAGGAACGAGACCTTACCACTTGGTAGAAAATGTCTTAACTTTAACAAGCGTGTTAGTAACAATATGTGAATGCTCGCTTAGGTGCTTCAGATATGAAAAGATATAATAATTTATTTGACAAAATAGTTTCATTAGATAACTTATATCTAGCAGATAAGAAAGCTAGAAAGAATAAGAGTAATAGAAACGATATTAAGGAGTTTGACAAGTATAAAGATAGTTTATTAGTTAGATTACAAAGTACACTAATAGACCAAACTTATACTACCTCTAAGTATGATACATTTATAATTAGAGAACCTAAAGAAAGACTTATATTCAAATTACCTTATTATCCTGATAGAATTGTTCATCATGCTATTATGAATATATTAGAACCAATTTGGCGTTCTGTATTCATTACTAATACTTATAGCTGTATTAAGAAGAGAGGAATTCATAAAGCATTATATGATGTACAAAGCGCATTGAAAGATAAATAGAATACAGTATATTGTCTCAAGTTAGATGTAAGAAAGTTTTATCCAAGTATAGACCATGAAATATTAAAGTAGATAGTTAGGAAGAAGATTAAAGATAATAAGCTACTTGCATTATTAGATGGTATTATAGACTCTGTAGAAGGAGTTCCTATTGGTAATTATCTTTCTTAGTTCTTTGCTAATCTTTATTTGTCATACTTTGACCATTGGCTTAAAGAGGACAAAGCTGTTAAGTATTACTTCAGATATGCAGATGATATGGTAATACTTCATAGTGATAAAGAATACTTAAGACAATTACTTGATGAAATAAGAGAACAGTTAGGCACACTTAAATTAGAAATTAAAAGTAATTATTAGATATTCAAAGTAGAAGACAGAAGTATATCCTTTGTAGGATATAAAATCTATCACGATTATACTTTAATTAGAAAGAATATTAAACACAAAATGTGTAAGAAAGTTGCTGCTATGAATAAACTTAAGCATATGACTTATAGTGAATATAGGCAGCAAGTCTGTAGTCATATTGGTTGGATGAAACATTGTAATGGCATTAATCTACTGAAGAAGATAATTAAGTATCATTAGTTGATTGAATATGCTAGAAGCTCGTAAGAACCGCTATTAGTCTTGACTAAGTTTAATCAAGTAATAGCAACTTATTTACAATGTAAACGTTTATTAATTATAATCTCGAACAATTTTCAGAGTCCCTGCCGATTTTAAACCCCTTATGAATCAGCTGGGACTTTTTTGATTTACACTTTATATCATTTACTATCTATGAATTATTATCAGTTAGGAGAGCATACAATGCCTATATTTAAAAACATGTTTAGTAGTACAGAGAAATTAGCATCTGCTGCATTAGGTGGGTTAATATCTCTATACTCACCAGTATATGTTCCTATTACAGCTCTAGCTGGCATTATCATAGCTAATACTTTATATGAGTGCAAAGTAAATAAGAAATATAAAGACGATGAAATATTAGCACGTTCAAGGAGATTAACTTCAAAAATATTCTATAAGCTAAGAGATGCAATAGTTGCTATATGTGGTGCGTTTACTATTGAGAAGTTTATAGTAACTTCTATAGATTTACACGCTATTGAGTTTATAGCCGGTGCTATAGCTTTAGTAGAATTTTTCTCCTTACTTGAGAACTTAGGTAAACTACATCCTAGATGGAAAGTGTGGAATATACTTAAGAAGATAGCAAAGAAGAAAGGGGAATAGATATTAGATGTCGAATTAGATGGAGAACTTTCAGATGATACCAATAGTAATAAAGATAATTAATTGGTTCAGTAACAATATCAGAATAGTCGCAGTAGGTTTAGTTAGTTTACTTATTGCGACTGTTTTGTTTTAGAACCATTAGTTAAATAAAAAGAATGCAGAGATTAACAGAATAACTAGTAATATTAGAGCTTATGAAGAGATAGCATCTAATAAAGAGGCACACAATAGAGTATTACAACTTACTATAAATGAACTGAATAATAGTAAGGATAGCTTGATACAATAGATAAATCAAGTAAAGAAAGATAATAAAGTCAAAGATAAGAATCTAACCAATGTAAGTGTAATCAATACTGAGATTAAGGATTCTGTGAAAACAGTAATTAAAGAGAAGTTAATAGACTTCAATAAAGAGTTAAAACTCAATGACTTAACAACTATCATAGTTAGTAGAAAGGATTCAATCCTAACAGCCAAAATAGATATAAAAAACTAGTAGACAATATTCGTAACAGAAAACAAAGAATATAAGAATACTTATAAAAACTGGCTAGTTAGATTCTTTCACTTTGACTTTAAGAAAATACATATCAAAAATTACCAGATAGTAAATAGCAATCCGTTGATCAAAGTAACGGATACACGGGTAATAGAAATTCCCGACAAATAACATATTCAAAACAATATTAATCAATAATAATATGCATAGAATATTTCGTGTGAAGGCTTACGAGAAAGAACACGGACCTCACTTCAATGAGGAATATGCTCGTAAAGCTGTAATGAAGATGGAAAATGAGGACGGTACTCGTGGACCACATTGGTCTTTAGAAGAGACTACCACATTGGCCAGTCAATACGGAATTGCTCTAGGAAGCAAATTCAATCGTTATGATTGGTTTGTAGCATTAAATATGGTTTACTCTGATTACTATAGAGTTATTATGAACATTACTGGTTCTAATAATACTAAACACTACGTTGAATTTGCAAAAGCTTGGCTTAACGATAAAGATATTGACGAAGGTAAGATGTGGTATTATTATATTTACGTAATGTGTGATCATATCAGAGAAGCTGAAATGGAATGTTACGAAGAGAAAATGTCCAAGTACGAAGATGAAGAAGAAGACTTTGGACATTATCGTAGAGGTGGTAGACGAATGGGTATGTTCGGAAGACGTAGCATGTATGATAAGGATGATTATGAAAAGAGAGACTACGAAAGAGTAGAACACGAATATGATCCTTATGAGTACTCTCGTAGAGCCACTCGCTATGTCAGATATTAATTAAAATCAATTTTTATAAACTAAATCAATTATGTTAGAAGATAGAATTATCGTGCAAGATCGCGGTATCGACGCTGGTCTCGCTGCTTTAATGCAAAATGCAAATAAAGGTATGGATCCTGCAGCTTTGATGGCTATGATGAACAACAACGGCGGTTTCGGTGGAAACGGCGGTTGGTGGTGGATCTGGATCATTCTGATCTGGTTCTGCTGGGGTGGTAACGGTTTCGGTGGCCGTAACGCTGGTGCATTAGCTTCTGAACTAAATACTGATGCTAATACTAATTTGCTCATGTAGGCTATCAATGGTAATAAAGATGCAATAAGCAATCTGTCAACTACTTTGAACTGTGATATCAATGCAGTTCAGTCCGCTTTGAATCAAATCAATGCTGGTGTAAGTCAGATCTCTTGTGACACTAAGCTGTCAAGTTGTGAAGTAATTAATGCTATTACTTCTGGTAATGCAAATCTTGCTTCTCAGTTAGCTAACTGCTGCTGCACAACTCAGCGTTCTATTGACGCTGTAAACAACAATATCACTAAGATGGGTTATGAAAATCAGTTGTCCGTATGTAACCAGACTAATAACTTGGTTAACACTATGAACAGTAATACCCTGTCTCTCCGTGATAGCAATACAGCTAATACTCAGTCTATAATCGCTAAGCTTGATGCTATACAGAACCAAGCTCTGTTAGATAAGATTGACGCTTTACGTGAAAAGAACTCTACTTTGATTTCTCAGTTGAGTAACGAACATCAAACAGCTGCTGTAGGTACAATGATCAACCAAGCTACTGCACCTATCGTAACTAGACTTAACACTCTGCAATCAGATGTAGACGGTATTAAGTGTAAGTTGCCTAATACAGTAAGCGTACCTTATCCTCAATTGTCTGTATATAATCCAGAAATTTTCAGAGCTGCTGCTTACGGAGCATTTGCTGGTGATACTTATGCAAACTATGGTTTGAGTTCACAATGTGGTTGCTAATAGAAAGGAGGTAAATTATGTTTCCTTTCTATAATACGCAAACATCGTTTCCCCCGTTTTGGGGAGCTGGATTCCCGTTCTTCTTTGGAAGACGTCGTCGTAGACTGAATACCATATCTGGTATACCTGTACTTAGAACTACTGGAGTAGTAACTACATCTACAGAAGTAAGATATGACGTTAACTACGCAGATTACAGAAGTTTGCCTAACGAAGGTCTGTTCTTCTTAGATGTAAGATAGGCTTCTCCTACGGCTAGTGCTTCTCTGCCAGTTGGTTTATCAGATAGCGAATCTGATAACACTACTCAGTCTTTACTTCGTAATGCTTTACAGGAAGATGTACAAGCTGGTGACTTGCAGGTTAACTTTAGATATCTGATTTATTACAACAAATGTAATAATACGTATCAGTTAGTAAATGCATACCCTGCTAATATAGCTGCACCTAGTGCTTAATAATAAAGGGCTCAGTTAAGAGCCCTTTTAAAAATATTTAATTATGTTATTTAACCAATTGAAAACTGGAGATAGCGTCTATATAATAGAAGTAATTGGTACATTTAAGAAGACCACAGAATATAATGTAGGGTCTGTAGTATCAGTATCAGGCGCATATGATGAACCACTACCGACTAATCAATTTCCTATGCCTAATCAACCTAGGAAGAAGGTAGTAGATGTAACAATACAATGTAATGGAGAGTCTAGAAAGTTTACTATTCCTGAAAATAAATCTGTAATTACAGATACTAATTTAGGTCTTACTATCTCTACAGATAAGCAAGAGATAGTGAATATACTTAGGAATTAGTACAACACTTATAAAGCTAGGAAAGAGTCAATAGCTAAGTGTGATGAAGAAATGAGTAAGTGCTAGGCTTTACTTGAGAAACTAGATATACCGAAGGAACCTACTAATACAGAAGATCCTAGGATAAAGGAATTACAAGATGAAGTAAACGAATTAAAGAATATAATTAAACAAGCAAGTTCTATGGTTCCACCACCTATGAAATAGATGTTACCACAGAATATGTAGAATGTAATGAAAGAGGTTGATCAATAAGGTCAACCTTTTTTTGTTTTAAGCTTGTACAGGAAACGCTATTAGTTGCGATAAGGGATTGTATAGCTGTACACATAAAATGCCTCTAATCGCTTTAAAATGCGTTCTAGGTATATTAACGTTAATAGAATTTTATATGTCACTTAATAATATAATAGATAATATATTATAGATTGCTCGTAATAATAATATTACAGAGTCAGAACATCTAAGCAGACATTAGATTGAACTCTGGATAAAGTATTATAGAGCAATGCTTATAAAGTAGGCAATAGATAAAGGTTATGATGTAGATGAAGCGTATGTCTCTACAATTGAACCTATTCATCTTGATGTAGTATAGACTTATCCTGGTAAACATGTATATGTAGGAGATAGAGAACTACCGGCATTAATCAGCTTTAGATACAGACCAGGAGTAGTAGCAGTAAGAGATATGTATGGCAATATTATATAGTTAGGCAGTTATACTAAAGCTAAACTATAGAGATACAGAAAGGCTACTTGTAAGGATTATATTGCATGGGTTAAAGGTAATAAAATATATGTAGAAGGAGATTCTAATTAGTTAGAATACATAAGTATTGATTGTATATTAGAGGATCCAGTTAAAGATATACCTTGTTATAATCCTGATGATGAATATCCTGTTCCTGCTGCTATAGTTCCAACTATAGTACAAATGATATTAGAGAAAGAATTAAGGGTATTAGTAACTCAACCTAGTGATGTAACTAATGACTCTAAAGATGATACACAAAATATATATAGTAAGAAATGAGAGAACGATTAACGTATGACAGAAAGTGTTATACCATTGCTGATTACTATATAAGTTATAAGGAATACATTGAGCCTAATACTTAGTATGATGTAGATTTAAAGACCTTTAAAGCTATAGTTACAGATTACTTTAAATTTATTAGAGATGAAATCATGCTTAATTGTAAAGAGTTCAAGCTACCTTGTAGACTTGGTAAGTTGTCTATAATTAAGCATATGCCTAAAGAATTTACAGGTAAAAGTTTAAGATGGGACTGGAAAGCTACTAGAGAAACAGGTAAACCTGTATATTTACTTAATGAGCACTCCAATTACTTTAAGTACAGATTCTACTGGCAAAAGAAAGATTGTTTATTGATTAATAAAGGAGCTTATTAGTTTGTAGCTTGTAGATAGAATAAAAGAGATTTGGCTCAACTTATATTTAAGAAATTAAAAGATTATCCAGAATTATGATAGTAAACAGAATGATAAGTTCTAAATCCGTTATAGCTAAAGTAATAGCAGATTTAGATCTTAAAGAAGACCAAATAAGAATTACAGATATCAGAGAATGGATACTCGAAGCTATACTTAAGATAGGAGCCATTCAATAGTACGATCATAAAGTAGTTATTCTACCTATTATAAATCATCAAGCAGCTTTACCTTGTGATTTATACAAATTGGGTCAAGTAGCTTTTTCATTCTAGAATGATGGTGGTTGGTTGCCTATGCGTAAGACTACTTCAAGCTTTGGGGTATTTCACGATAGAGGATGTGGTAAACCTTGTATGCTGATACACGATACTGAGTTATTTCCATTAGTAAAGAATATGTTCAATCTTACAAGTGATACAGAAGCCCTGCAGAAATTAAATGAAGATACTAGTTTACGTCAAACTCTTAGTATCTTACTTAATCAATGGACAGTAGGTACAGTTAATGGTAAATATGTTAATGGATCTATAGGTCATAGAGATAGCACTATGTTTAGTAATGAATTACAGTATATGACTAAACCTGGTTATATAATGACTAATATACCTGAAGGATTTGTTAAAGTAGCATACTATGCAATATTTACTGATGAAGAAGCAATGCCAATGATACCAGATATCGAATCATACAAAGAAGCTATATTCTGGTATGTGACTATGAAACTAATGTATCCTAAAAAATTAAAAGGTCAGATTAGTCAAGGAGACTACTATGATATTCGTAACTCTTATAACTTTTATCGTAAATAGGCATATGCTGAAGCTATGATGCCTGGTACAGATGAAATAGAAAGTATAAAGAATACTTGGAATAAACTATATACAGAGTTTGACGATCACGATACATTCTTCTCTACTACAGGAGATGAACAGAATATATATAATTAGAATAGATAATTATGATTAGTAATACAGCTCAAATAAACACGTTTACAGGCGGTATGGATACTGATACGGATGTCAACTTATTGCCAAACAATAAGTATAGATATGCGTAGGATGTTCGTATCGTTACTGATGATAGAGGAACTGCAGGTGTACTATAGAGTGTAGAGGGAGCTAAGAAATATAACTTTGGTATTAAAGGTACTGAAGAGATTATAGGTACGGCTACTGTAAATGATATTGCTGTCGTAATTACTAAGCTAATAGATGGTTATAACAAAGTGTACCGTATAGAGAATTTTAATTCTCCTAACTTAGTTAGTACAGTAGTATTACAAGGTAAGTTACATTTATGTGAAGATGCTGACTCTAATCAGTTGAGTATAGTACTTAACTATGAAACAGTATCAAACATTAAAGCTTACTTTACTGATGGTCAATCTTCTATCAAAGTAATCAATATAATGAGTGATAAGTATATTAAGTATCCTGGGGTTGATAATCCATTAGTAGATGCAGATGGCAATATACTTAACCCTAATAGTATTGATATTATTCCTAATGCGGTATTACCACCATTTGAAATAAAGGAAATAGTATCTGGTAACTTTCAAGCTGGTATGGTTCAATACTGTTATAGATTGTATAATAAACATTCTCAACAGACTTCTATGTCTAGCTTGAGTAATATGGTACATTTAGATTCTTCATCTATTAGTGCTTCACTTATCAATCATAAAGGTTCTCAGAAAGGATCTTATACTGGTAAGGGATGTACCATTAGAGCAGATCTTAGTACAAAAGACTTTGATAGATGTACTATTATACGTATCTTTTATGAAGACAATAATGCTACTCCTATTTATTCTATAATAGATGATATTGAGATAGATACGACATTAGACCATATTAGTTATACTGATACTGGTAGTAATGTATTAAGTACTATGTCATAGGAAGAGTTTAATGCCTTTACTAGTTATGCGTTTATATGCAATAGTTTAACTTCTATGTAGAATAGATTGTTCGCATCTAATATCACAGAAACTTCTTGGGTTCCTATGATAGAAGACAATGGACAATTAGTAGAGTATGATGCAAGAGCATACAGAGCTAACTCTAATAATTATGTTAGGCTTGAAACTGCTAATCCAGATGATTACGAATATTTCTCCATTACTGACTATGAAGCAATGCGTAACATACCTAAGCAACACGATTGTATTAATCCATACAATGCTGCTAGGTCAAGTTTTGCTACGCCTACAGAATATGTATATGGAGCAGATAATAAGCTCGGTGGTAATGGTCTCAATATATCTTATAGTTTCATTAGTACTGAATTAACTGAAACATACTCTCCATTATAGGGTTCAGGTTTAGCAAATAATGTAGGTCTTGATGCATCTAGTGAATACATTAATACAATGCCTATATATGAACTCAATGGTAGTTAGATAACATCAAAGAGTATATATTCAGCTAGCAGACAGAAGAACTACGCTGATCCTATTATAGCTTCGTTGTTTAGGAGTTATCAACGAGATGAAGTATACCGTTTTGGTATAGTATTCTATAACAGTAAAGCTATTCCATCTCCTGTACTTTGGATTGGTGATATTAGAATGCCTAACTATAATACTGCACCTATTACAACTCAATATGGTGATAATTGGTATTCTAAACCAATGGGTATTAAGTTCACAGTAAAGAACTTTCCTATTGATGCAGTGTCTTATGAAATAGTAAGATGTGATAGAACAGAAGAAGATAGAACTATTGTAACTCAAGGTGTTGTTACTCCTATATATAATTATCAGATTATCGAGACTTACGATACTGGAGAAATTGGTAGAGGAGAATCTGGTAAAGATACTAATGAGTATAGACCTATGCCATTCTTACACACTAAGCGTAGAAATATGCTTGTTGGTAGAAGAAATTCTGGAGCTACAAAAAAATCATCAGTGATAGATGCAGATTATATTACTGATAATTATTGGAGATTTATATCTCCCGAAGTATGTTTTAATGGGGAAAAAATGGAATCTATGTTTAAGGATAATATATATCTTAGACAAGAGTAGGTTCTATTATCAGACTTCAGTACTAGTGGACTAAATGGTTCTTATACTAATAAATGGAATTGGGTTGGTATGAATAGTACTGCTTATGACTTAGCTAACAATACTACTATAGATACTACAAATGGTAGAAAAGATACCTACGTAACAACAGAGAATGATAGTTCTGCCGATTCTGCTACTCAAGAGTTTTACATAGGACAGAATGATAAATGTTGTGCCTACATATAGAAATTTTACTGGAGAGCTAACTCAAAGTTCTTGGGTAAAGAACAATCAATAACTGATGCTAAGTATCCTGCTATCATACCATATAATGCAGTACAAACTGGTGGGGTAAAGGCATATAAAGCCAATATAGGCAATATATCTTATTCCAACTGGACTGCCAGTGAATTTAAATACGGAAATAACGATACAGATGTTATTACATATGGACCGGCTGGACCTTGTCTTATACTATAGATATCTGATGATGATATAGGTTCTATTGAACCAATATCCTTCTATCGTGACCAATAGCTTACTGATTATTGTGCACTTACAGTAGTAAATGCTAAAAGACCAGTAATACCTTATAATGGTAATACTTACTCTGCAAGAACTAGTTCTACGTATATACCAGTAGGAGCATATGGTGATAAAGCACATTCCACTGTATATGCATTCGGTGGAGATACTTACATTGGTATACTTGACTACCCTGCACAGATGATATTTCAAAGAAATGCTTCTACAGGAGATGATTCATGGGCAGAAAGGAAGCGCTATTTTGGAGCATATATTCCATTAGAGAGTACTATTAATCTAAAGCTTTCTATGGGTGAAATGACAAATAGAACCTATAGTTCTGCAATGAATACTGTAGATGCATATATGCAGATAGAACCTGTATAGATGGGTACATATCATAGTCAAAGTAAACCATTCTATTTATACAATGATGCTTATTCATCTAATCCGGATGGTAAGATGTTTAGTGCTGAAGGACTGTATAGTGAATCTAATGTAACATCATCGAATAGAGTATATGTATCACAGGCTAAGACTACTAATGAAAATGTAGATAACTGGTCTGTATTTAAACCGGCTGACTATATAGATGTAGATTATCAGTATGGACAGATAACCAATATACGTGGTATAGCTAATAGGTTATATTTCTGGTAGAATAATGCATTTGGTATATTATCTGTTAATGAACGCTCATTGATATAGGATAACAATATTGGTCAATTAGTATTAGGTACTGGTGGTATACTTGATAGATACGATTATATTAGTACTCTAAATGGTACTGAAGTAGTCAATGATAGAAGTATAACTAACTCTGATAAAGGTATTTATTGGTATGATTCTAATAAGAATGAGATTTGTAGATATTCAGGTGGTGGAATAAGCATTATATCTAAGGACTGTAATGTACAAACTTATATGAACAATATGTTTGAATAGAAAACTAAAGGAGCTAACTCATTGTATGATAAGACATATGATGAAGTGTGGTTCAGGTTGTATAATAAGTCTTTAATATATAATGAACGATTAAATGTATTTACATCTTTATATACATTTGAACCAGATTTTACGTTACCGTTCAAAGATAAGGTTGTTACAATAAAAGATAATGACTTCTATATTATTAACTCCTTAGATATTGATGGATTTGGTGATACAGATAAAGATATCAAAGTATAGACGGTAGTAAATAAAGATGCTTAGTATACTAAGGTATTTGACAATATAGCATTGCAAGGAGAATTCATAGCTCCTAATAATGAAACACTCAGATAGAATGTATTAAGTGGAGTAAAGTTTACTACTAAACATCAGACTGCTACTAGAAGTGGAGATGATTTAAACTTTGACTATCGTGAAGATACTTATAGATTACCTGTTCCTAGATAGGATACTTTTGAAGAAGACACAAGTATGTCATTTCCAGCTAGAATGAGAGGTAAATATATGATATGTGATTATTCATTTAGATCAGATAAGGACTATACTTTTTAGATGCCTTAGATAACAACTACTTATAGATATTCTAGAATTTAATATGAAAAAGAAAAGAAAGATTAAAGTACCTGCTGCAATATATGGACTTTCAAATAATGCAGAATTACAGTCTAGTATCACAAGAGGTATAGCTCCTAACGATCCTTCTCACTTAGCGTAGTCAATTCCTACTAATGGAAATGGATTAGGAAATGTAATGGGAAGTGTAGGTGCCATAGCTTAGGCTATACCAGGAGCTATTAATACTTTATCTAGTCCATTTTAGACATCTACTGCAACTACTGGTGGAGAAGCAGCTATGTAGTCTATAGCTGGTATAGGTGAGGGACTAGCCAGTGGTGCTCAATTAGGTATGTCAATTGGTGGACCAATTGGTGGTGTTATAGGTGGTGCAGCTGGTGCAGTAACGGGATTAATTGGTAAAAAAGGTAAGGAAGCTTCTATGACTTCCTTTACTGATTATGATGAAGGTACTTTAGGTACTGGTCTAATAGGAGCTTTTAAGAATAGAAAACTAAAAAAACGTAGAGCTGCTGTTAAACTAAATGCATTTCGAAATAGAGAAGGGGTTGCTGCTACAGAGAGATTGTAGAATGAATTCAATGAGGATAATACTGAATTTGATACAGATACTTTTGCCTATGGAGGCTATAATCCAGCATCTTTGGCATACGTAGATGATGGAGAATTAATAGCTACACCAGATGGTCAAGTAAGTAAAGTACCAGAACAAGGGCAACCTACTGATAGTAACTTAATTAATTTGCCTGAAGGCAGTAAAGTATTAAGCAACACTCTTAAAGTACCGGGTACTAAGAAAACATTTGCCCAATTAGGAGAACAAATGATGGCTAAAAATAAAAGTAAATACAATGATAGATTTGCATAGAACTCTGCAAAACTAAATGAAATTAATAATAGACAGATACACAATAAACTGTTTATGATGCAAGAAGCTCTTAAGGATTAGAAAGGAATTAAATCTAAGAGTAAGGAAGTAAAATCATTTGCTTATGGAGGAGATGATAAACCACTGTATAATGCTGCAGGATTTATGACCGATCCTAGATTTGCAGGTGAAATTAGTATGGGAGTTAGTGCTCCTGCTCCTAGATACAAATCTAATACTTCATATGTAAAAGGAGATGTAACTGCACCTTGGGATAATTATGGTAGAGTATCAGAAGTAAATGCTGGTACATTACCTGAAGTGACTATTACTGCTCCTAAAAGAACTAAATTTAGTAGTTCTTAGACTATTTCTAAAAAGGCTACTCCCAGAGTAGCTAAATCTGTAGTTGCTCCAGAGATAATGTCTGATTTAAATACTATTGATGAAATAGTACCAGAAGTATCTGCTACTCCTCAAGATATTAGAACTAGAAGTATAATGCCTACTATAGGCACTAATCCTGCTGCTACCGCTAGTGCTCCTGAAGTAAGTAGTCCTAACTGGATAGACGCTATTAGTGACTTTGCAACACTAGCTCCAATAATGTCTAATCTATTTACAGGTAGTCCTGAATCAGTATAGGCTAATTATAATCCATATGCATCTGCTATTGCTAATACTATGGGTAGACGTAGATATAATATTAATCCTTTACTTAGAGATATAGAGCAAAATAGAGATGTAGCTAATTATAGTGCAAGTCAACAAATGACTAATACTGGACATAATATGGCATTTAGATTACAGAATGCTATCCAAGCAAATAAAGCTAAAGCTGCAGCCAGAGCTACTGAAAGTAATGTTAATAATCAGTATAAAGGTGAGTATGTAAATGCTATGAATGATCTCGGTAAGCAATGGGTTAATGCTACAAATCTTGCTTCAGATCTCAATGCACAGAATAGAGCCTCTGCTCGTAATATTCGTAGAGCTGGATTAAGTCAGTTGAGTCAATTTGCACAGAACAAATCTCTTATGCGTAATCAAAGTAAGAGAGATAAGGCTATGCTTGAATTATATAAACCATTCTTACAGGCAGGATTTACATCAGATGCTATTAAGAATTGGAGTAAGTACTTAAGATAATAGGATAAATTATGTAGGCAAATAGATATGATAGAGCTGCGGAAGCTCCTATATTAAACACATACGTTCCTATTAATTTTGGTGAATTATATAGGATAGGTGCAGCACAGAAAGAAGCTGTAGATTAGGCTGCAAAAGATTTAACAAATACAATTACTACATTTGGAGAGTTTCAATCTCCTTCTGCAGTAGATACAGAAAACTACTATAAAAATTCTATAGGTAAGTTCTCTGATTTGATTCAAGAGGCATCTACTAATCCAGATGCTATGAAGGATGCTAACTTTAGGTCTAGACTACAATAGAGAATTAATAATATAGATTATGGTTATTTAAGTAGACTTAAGTAGAGTAGAGAGGGTATGCTTGCTAGATAGAAAGCAAATCAACAATTAATGTTATCTGGTAAATATAATCCTTTGTGGCACGATGTAGACTTTACTAATTATGATACAGCGTAGGATGATATATTTAATGATATATCGCCTTTAGCTTATAAATCAGAAGTAGACTTAGTTAAACCATATGTTGATAATCTAAAGGCGAGCTTCATGGGAGTATCAAATGGTTGGATACACTCTGGAGTATCTACGGATAGAACAGATTATGAAATTCAAAAGAATCTGTCAAGTATACAGAATACTCCTGAATATCGTAAGCATCTTGAAATATTACAAAGACAGGGTCTTAGTAAAGAAGATGCAGAGTATCAACTTAATAACACTTTAATTACAGCTGGTAGAGAGTTTGCATATGATTAGGCTGAACGTGATCCTTGGTGGATGGAAAGTGCCAAGTTACAGATGAAAGCTGCTGCTAATAGAAGTGCTCAAGCAATGAATAATCTTACTACTATATTACATAGAGATGCTCGTAAGACATTAATGGATAACTTTAGTGGTCTTACTCCTGATAAAGTATCTGTAGTAATGTAGAAAGGTGTAGATGCATTATCCCCTGAAGATTAGGCTATTTATGCTGCTAATACTGACCCTGCTGTAATGCAGGCTAGAATGCGTAATAGCTTTAACCAAATAGCAAGAAATCATAAGAGTCTTGTTGCTGCAGAGAACTATCTGTTAGATGTTATGTCCAGTCCACTTAGTCCTGAAGTAAGTGACGTATATGCAAAATAGGGTACCAATGGTACTAAAGCTTATGGTGGATATGAAGCCAATGATACTCGTAACTTTATTCTTGCTGAAGACTTTGCTTATGGATTAATGGGAACTACTCGTTCAAATGTTATTAATCCTGGCGGTAGAAATGCTAAGAACTTAAGTGATACTACAGTTAAAGGTATGGTAGCTCGTGATAAATTTAAACACAATTGGCAAATGGGTAACAAGTATCACGACTTCATTATCAAAGGCGATCCTAAAGTAACTACTGATGGTAACTTCTTATACCAAAGAAAATACGCTTATATTCCTATTGAACAAATGAGCGATTTCACTCCTGAAGAAAGAGCTGCAATGGGAATGAGAAAGGTTAAATTAGGAAATACAACTACATCTACAACAGATAGATAGAGTTCTACTAGTGATGGTACTTCTAGAACCGTATCAGATAAAACAAGAGAATTTATTAGAGTTCCAATTTTAGGTTTAATACCAGATGAAGGTGAGTCAGCAATTACAAGAGATGCAGCTTGGACTCACGATAATAGACATTTAAGCAGTAAAACTACTGATACACAGAATCTCATTTCAGAGTATGAAAGAATGAATTAATATCTATTATGGATAAAATACTTAATACTAGACAAAGAGCGAGAGATTTCGAGCTCTACGATACTCCAAAGCTAGATACCTTTGGAATACAAGAATATAGTCAAGAAGCTAGATAGGCTCAGTTGCTTAATGAAGCAGCTGAGTCTGTTCATAAGCAATTAGAAGAAGCAGACTATAGCAGACCTAAGACTGACCAAGATGATAGTTCTTGGTTCAATCCTTGGACACTTATACCGGGTACTATAAATAAAGCATTGAAAGAATCTGGTATAGCCGATGCTATTGCAGATCCTTGGAGACAAGCTAATGTACAAGGTCATTAGGTTAACTTGGATAAGAAGTATAGTGAACTGTCTTCTACTGAAGGATTATGGGTTCCTCAATTAGAAAATGCTAAAGACTATTTAAATTCTAAACAAGAATTAATAGACTTAAATAGGAATATAGAGCTTAATGGATATAACTGGTCTGATTCACAGTTAGCCGCAGCCTATACTCGTTAGAATGAATTGAGCCAAAAGATTGCTCAATTAGAACCTGCTGTTAAGGAAATGGCTAGAACTAATCCTTATCTGCAGGATATATTTTATGAAACAAGACCTCAAGAACTATTTAAGAATCGTGAGAAGTTTGGTAGTGTTAAAGATTATTTAAAATATTTAACTTATGACTACCTTAATGCAAATTACTCTGCTGACTTAAATCCCAATAATAACTTTAAACACATGTTGTCTACTGAGGGAGTTAATACTATATTTGGTAATATAGGTAAACTCAGTCCTGAACAGATGTAGTTTATGTGGGATAGTAGAAATAAGAATGATATGAATTCTCTTTCTACTCAAGTAAGTTAGTTAGATGAAGCTTTACAGGTAGCTAATGCCAGAAAGAAATCTAAAGAAGAAGACATTCAAGCTAAGATTAACACTATCAAGAAAGGTAATCTATTATTCGATCCTACTAAGATAGACCCAGAATTCAAAGCTAAATTCGAGAGAAACGAAATTAGTATCGACGATCCTATGAGTTGGTATTACGCATTGCCTCACTTAGGTAGTAGTTACTCAGAATTTGGAGCTATGATTGGTCAAATGGGAGCCAGTGCTATATTGAATGGAGTAGCTAAAGGAGCTCTCTCTGCAAGCTCTGGTGGTACTTTACCTTTGTTATATGCTATGACTGAAGCTGGAGTCAATTATGCCATAGCTTCTTATATGCGTGATAGTGAAACATCTTCAGAAGCATTCTCTGCATATCAAGAAAGAGTACTTAATGGTGCTAATGAATTAGGTATTAATATTTCTAATATTACTAATCAGACGAAGTCTAGATTGGCTTCATTAGGTTATCCTGTAGATGATATGGATGATTATGAAATATTTCAAGCATCCGTAGCACAACAGTTAAAGACTGACGATCCAAGATATAACGAAATACTTGACGAATCTAAAAAGGGTTTAGAAGTATTAAAACAGACTAACTCAGCCTTATCTATTCCTGATTATGTAGAGTCTACTTTATTCTCATATGGTGGTCAATGGCTATCTAGAGCATATGGTATGCGTAGATTATTGGGTAAGACTCCTAACATGGCTACTTCTGCTGAAATGGCTTAGTCAGTATCCAATAGAGGATTAGCTGAGGCAGGTAATTCCATACTTGATAATACCCTTACCAGAGTAGCTGATAAGATATCTAAGAACCCTATGGGTAAAGTAGCTACCAAGGATGCTTTAAGTACTATTACTAAATTAGGTAAAGCTTTAGGATTAAGTTATTTTACTGAACGTACTGAAGAAGGTGTTCAGAATTTAGTATCCAGTAGATATCAGAAGGGAGATTATGATAATGCTGAAGGATATTCTTTGTTAAGTGGTGCAGCCAATATGGCTAATTTAGGATTAGAAGCCAACTTGGCTTACTATGGAATACATCCAGACAATACTCTTAATACAGATAAAGATCTTATCAATGAAATGAAGATTGGTGGATTTACTGGTTTGTTTATGACAGGAGTATATGGAGCTAGGGATGTATATGAAGGCACTAAGCAGGTATTAACAGACAATAAACTTAGAGGTCTTACTGCTGATCATTACGCTGATGCTGAAAGAGATAACAAGATAGATCAGTTTATCTCTGCTTCCAAGTAGAATGGTAATAACTTTGGTAGAATACGTAACTCTTTACAATCATTGAAACAATATAAGCCAGAAGGTGTAACTGATGAAATGATTGATGAAGATATAGCTTTAGCTAATACTGTATCTACTTATGTCTCTAATAAAGAACTTAATGATATAGCTAATCAAATTAATGCTACTTTTGGTGATACACAATATAATCAGATTATCAAGAATGCTATTAATTTACGTGATAGATTGAATGATCAGACACAAGCTTCTGAAAATTCTACTAAGGCTATTGAAGAACTTGAATCTAAGATACGTAATGATAATACGTTAGATGACATGTTTAGACTAATGTATAATCAATATGTAGATGAATTAGAAGGAGATGAAGCAATAGACTTTGTTCAATATAGAGAAAGTGCTATTAATAATCTTATAAATAATACTTATTTTAAAGTTCTTAATACTATTGATACAGAGTTATCTAATAGAAAGCAAGATTTAAAACGTCTAAAGTAGGACTTAAACTTAGACGTCAATATAGACGGTATATCTGGAATTCAAAAGTATATTAAGAACTTAAAGAAACAGAATAAAAGAACAGCGGAGCAACAAGAAGCATTAAACGCTATAGCTCTCCCCTATCAAGAGGAATTAGAACAAGCTCTTACTGAGAAGTTTATTAATGACGGGGCTACACAAGATCTTATTCAACACAATGCTGCATATATCGTCGGTTCTTATACTGGCGATACAAGACTTTATAGACCTACTTGGGATAATATAACAGATGCTCAAAGACAATCTATACTTACTAATGCAGCTAATGAAGATGAAGCTAATGGAAGACAGCCTAGATCTGAACAACAGGTAATCAAAGACTACAATGACAAAGTAAACAAAGAGTGGGATGAAAGTGAGAACTTAGCTGATAAGCAATCACTTTATAAGCGTAGAGCTGTATCTGTTATTCAGAGAGATTTAATACGTAGAGATAGCAAAGAATAGGTAGCAAGACAGGAAAAAGAAGAAGAGTAGGGTACTCCTGCAGAAGAACCTGTAGTTGATGAAGATACTCAAACTGTAACTACTGAGGAACCTGCTACTTTAGAACAACCTTCTCCAGCTGAGAAAACTGAATCTCCTATGGATACAATGGAAGAGAATACTCCTCCCGTTGTACCTCAGGATGAGATGAAAGAAAAAGAAGATGAGGATAGTAAAACTATTTCTTAGATTGAAACTCTTGTAAATAAATTGGAATAGGAAGCAAATCCTGAATTGGAGACGTTGCCTCAAGAATTACTCGATGAAGAAGAAGCCAGAGAGTATGAATTAGACGATACTTATGTTGATGATACAGAGCGTACTAAGGTATAGGAGGAAGCTGTTAACAATAATTAGGATAATAATGATAATTCCAAATTAGATATAGAGATAGCTACGAATGCTGCAGAAGAAGTAACTCCAGAGAATCCTATTAATGATTCTGCTGAAGAGGCAGCAAACGATGATTCTCAGTCTTCATTTGAAGAAGAAAAGGAAGATAGAGATGTTCCTCCTACTATAGAGGAAAAGAAACCAAAAGTACCTGAAGTACAAACACCAGAACCTTCTCCTAGCATCGAACCTACTCCTGCTCCAATACAGGAAGTACAGAAAGATAAAGTGGCTCCTCCTACTCTTGAAGAAGGTAAAGCATCTGAGGTATATATTGACCCTGCTACAGATGAAGTAAAATGGGATCCTACTATGCAATAGAATCCGGATAATTCTATTACTATAGGGGAGGAGATGCTTTAGGTACAGAATGTATTCGATGAAATGTATGATGATGGATTTACCGGTCCTGCTACGTATGCTAACGATACAGCAGATATGGACGAACGTAATCCTATTATCACTAAGAGTAAACAAAAGAGAGCTTATATAGCTAACACTTTCTTCTACTTAGCTACTACTGATGAAGTAATGCCTATTACAGTAGCAGGTAAACCTGTTACATTCATTACAAAGGATGGTAAAGTAGCTGAACGTAGACCTGGCTCTGTATTAGCAGTTAACCTGGCTACTCCAGGATGGCTTAGTACAGTAGATGATGCATATTATGTGGTAACCTCAAGTACACACGATATGAGTGGAGGAGATACTGCATTAAAGAACTTAGCTATACATCTGATTATAGAAAAAGATGGCGTAGTATACAATACTTCTTTAAGAGCTATTACTCAAAGTCTGAGAGATGACCTACTTAATCTTGGTATGACTCCTGAAGATGTAGATGCTCAGATTAGCCATTTGCTTGCCCTTAGAACTAAGATCATCAAACAATACGCACCGAACTATTTTACAGATGGTAAATTGCCTCTAGAGGCAGCAAAACACGTTAAACCTACTAATATGCGTATCAGCAATGGTACTCTTAATAACATAGTAGATGAAAACGGTAATCCTGTTTATAGACATTTGAATGAAGTTGATGACTTTTAGATGCCTAGTGATGGTCACGAATTAACAGAAGCTATTGTTACTGGAGATGTAGAAATAGGATACGGTACTGGACCATTTGGTTTAAATCCCTTTAGTATTGTAAAACTAGATTAGACTGACGATACTTCTGTTCAAGGTACCGGATATGCTGGTAAGTTGTATTATATTCCTAAAGTAGAAAATACTCCGTCATAGAATAGTACTTTGCCTATAATGTTGGCAGAGGAATTACATCGAATACCTAATGTAAATAATTATAGTGAAATATAGCTAAGTAAGAATGTAGATGGTACTATCAATAGAGATGAAAATGGTAAGCCTATTCCTATGAGTACTGCTGAGTTCATTTACGAACTTATGGTTAATGGATTCTTCCATAATGAAATAGATGAATTCTTACTTGGTATTCTTGCTAATAATGGGGATAAGACTATTGTATCTGGTTTAACAGATAAAGAAAAGGTTTCTCTTAACTTCTTGGTAAGAAAGTAGTTAAATGTATATGAAAATGCTCTTGGTAAAAGATTCTTTGTAAACGGAGCATTAAGAGATTATACTAATCCTAGAATGGGTTATACTACTCGTTATACTAAACTTGATGGTATTACTGACTCATAGAAGAAAAGAATCGTATATGAGATATCACAGAATATACACTGGAATACAGATAAAGATTTATTAATGTCCCGTATTCCTGAGTAGGTAGTAAATGGTATGATTAGAGTAATAACTAATCATCCCGAATTAGCACCTAATGATGATACTCAAATACGTTTCGGTAATGATGCTATTACTTTCTCTCTTAGAGAATTAGGTTATAGTAAATAGAACGGTAAACTTGTAAAAGTTAATGAACCTATTCTTATGGCTGCTTGGTTTATCAATCATGGCAAGATAAAGACTGATTTGGGTGATCATGCTTTTAAAGCTCCTTTTGTATATGCGGATGATGTAAAAGTAGTAGAATCATAGAAGAAGGCTTCTACTGCTACGAGATCTTCTGTTGCTTCTAATGGACAGACTATGGCTACTCAATCTCCAGTTAAGGCTACTCCTGAAAAGAAACAAGGTACTCCTAAACAACCAGTGATAGCTGAACCTGCTACACAAGAGAATCTTGATAAATACGGTCTTACTATTCCTTCTAATTAGAAATTGCTTCCTGGTCATACTTGGGGTATTATCACTAATAGACAAGGTAAGAAGATTGTATTATAGACTCCTAAAGATAAAGTGGCAGGAGTATTCTCTACAGTAAGAGGTACTAATACACTTAATGCTGAATCTGCTAGAAAATGGTTAGTAGATACACTTGGATTGGATCCAGAGAATATTATAGTAACTAATGCTATGTTTGCCACTGGTTCTAATGAAAAGGCGTATGGTATTATGAGAATGGTAGTCAATGCTATTACTCAAGAAATAATGCCACAGATAGGTTTATCTTTACAATCTGGAGAAGGTGTAGAATATCACGAAGCATTTCACTATGTTAGCTTACTGTTATTGAATGAAGCTCAGCGTAGAGCTGTATATCAAGAGTATGTCAACACTCATAGTGAGGCTAGGGATTATACTGAACAGTAGGTTGAAGAAGCTCTTGCAGAGGAATTTAGAAGTTATATGATTAATGAAAAGAATCCTTCTCTGCGATATAAAATCGTCAAATTTTTTAAGAATATAAGAGACTATATTAGAGCTTTATTTGGTAAACCTAATTTCCCTAGACAGTTATTTAAAGCTATTAAACAAGGATAGTTTAAAGATTATAAAGTAGCTGATACTATAGCTGAAGAATTCTATAGAAAACATCCATATGGAGTAACATATTATATACCTGGTCTTACTGCAGAGCAAGTTAATAATATGCCTAACATATTTGACTCTTAGACTTTCTATAGTGTGGCTAATTCATTGACTTCTACTGCTCTATCAATGTATAATATTAGAACCATTGATGATGTTCATGCATTGGATATAGACGGTATGTTTGATACTATTCAAGATAGAATAGATGCAGGTTGGATTGCTGAGGAATACGTACCGTTAGTAGAGGATGTCGTAAGTAATAAAGATATATTCAAGAAAAATATATTAAGTAGACTTAATCAATTAGGTATTAGAGAAGTAGATAAGCAACAGACTGAAGAAGATAATAGATTGGATACTGAAACTGGTGATAATCCTGATAACACTTGGGATAAGAATCAAGGAGATATATCTAAGAAAGATAATATTGCATTCAGAGCTAAACTGTTCTTCTATTCTGTACCTAAGTATGAATACACATTTATTAGAGATGAACAGACTGGAGTAGTTACTAGAGAAATAGCTCCAGTATTAGATGAAATATTTGGTATTCCTACTACTGAATCATTCAATATCGTATGGAATAAGATAATGGAGAATTTGTGGGACATTGATTCTTATCAAGATATTATTGATACTACAGCTAGATTAGCTGAAACAGATCCTACATTCTATGCATTGAATGAAATGTTTACGTCTGAAGAGAATCCTATTGACGATAATACTAAGACTCAGCTAGAGACTACAATTAAGTCAGCTAAGATTCAGATGAATACAATTGAAGCTAAATCAGATACTCCCAATATTACATATGATATGTCAGATGAATAGAAGGATTTTGAGACAGCTGCTGCTCTTAAGAGATCTATTTGGGAAGTGTTAGACAGTGATAATCTTAGAAAGATTAGACGTTTGCCATCAAGATGGTCTAAGGCATTTTTTGCATCTGCTAATGTAAAAGTAGACGATAACGGATAGAGATATCTTGATCCTAATGCTGTTAAGTACGTCAATTCACGAAGAACCAGACTTAATATATTGGCTACTAAAGCTAAGAAGTTAAAGAAAAATATGCCCGATAGTGAATTAGTATTACAGGAAATGAAAGATAATTTCATACAAATATGTAATGCTATTCAAATACCGTTTGATGAATTAGCTCTCAATTATTTATTGTCTTAGATGCCAGATTCTAACATTACAGATAATGAACAATTAAACAAGTTTATTTCATTCTGGTCTTCTAAGGAAAGATAGAGCTTTAATAACGGTGTATTAGGTGATATTGTAGCTCTTGGCTTATCAGGTAAATCTTATATTAAGAAGCGTTCTGGGCAAGGTACAGCAAGAACTATTGACCGTATCTTCAACTATAGCTCTAAAGATGCTCAAATTAATAAGATGGCTGTAGCATACGGTAAGGTACATCCGTCTCCACAAGAATTTAGCGTAGTAGGAGCAGATGGTGCTTTGGTATATCCTATTAGCGAAAATAACTATTTTTCAGATTAGATACGTAATATCAATAAAGATGCTCATGGTAAAAGACAATAGATATTAGATACTCCTTATAGTAGAAGAAGTTTAATTGCAAATGCTAAAGATACCAACTTTAAGTTGCATAACTTTTTAGCACTTAATATAGGAGAATCAAGTCGTGATTACTTTGGCATTACACCTATTGAAGACTATATAGCTAAATTAACTCTTACCTTCAACAATCAGATGATACTACCTACTATGTCTGATAAAAAGACTTGGTACAGTATATCTGGTTTACAATTAGTAAGAGATACTATAACCTCTAAGTACTTTGATGAAGGTACAGCTAATTACTATGCTGTATTAGGTGAAGAGATACCTGATGATGTACCTTTAATCATTACTGGTGATAGACGATTTAGTAAGAGAACTCTCGATATCTTTATTAATTATTGGTTAGATGAATTTGATGCAGTATTTGATTACTATGTTCATAAGCCATTTGTAGAAAAGAATCCTACTCTGAGAGTTGATAATTACCACGGTAAGATTAAGAATGGTAAGATGGATGCTAGTGGTAATGGTGGTAGATTTAGATACTTTAGTAGTCTTAGAGTTGGTGATAGAATTATTAATATTAACTAGGATTTAGCTAATCTCGAAAAAAATGGTTCTAATGAAGAAGTAATGTAGTACCTTAAAGACCTTAAAGTATTGTTGCTCGGTTTTGAAAGAGTTAATAGTAGTGAAGAACTGACTACTAGTGCTAATATTTATCAAGCTATGAATAATCTACTTGTAGGAGCTACTACAAGAGAGATGAACAAACTTGTAAATAGAGGTATATTAGGCTTTAAAAATGGTAGATTTGTAAATAAACTTATTCCTTATAATATATACTCTTACTATAAAAAAGCAGCCGATAGTAAGATGTATACTACGGAAGAAGGTTCATTACTTAATGAGGATATACTGTACTCTATTATTGGTTCTCATGTGGCTAATAGTGCTTTATCTATTATAGAAGTAGAGAAATGCTTTACAGGTGATCCTGCTTACTATAAATGGAAGAAGTTTAATAAAGAAGTAAGAGATGATAGTGGAGAAGTAATAGCAAGCTACGATGTTATATCTGGTCGAGATGTAGATAAGATTAAACGTCTATCTGCTGTACTTTCTACTGGTACTAATCTTAGAACTATATGGGATAATCCTGCAGAAAATGATACTTCTATTAGTGTATTGCATTTGAAGGATAATGAAATTGGTTCCGAATACTATGGAGAATTGTATAAGATATTCCGTAACTCTATATTAAGAGATTTGCTTAGTCAAAGATATCCTGCTTATACAGATGATATGTTGATAGAGGCTCTTAATACTGAAGAAAAGGAATAGAAATTTTATGATTCTTTGGATAAAGAGCAATAGAAGTTCGTAGATAGTTATTCTAAGAATAGTGCCAATCCTTATAGTGACGGAGCCATTAATCAATCTGATGCTGCTGTATATGTACGTCCTGCTTTATACAGGCGTATTATGAAAGCACTTGGTAACTGGTCTGATGAAATAGAAGAAGCATATAGAATAATGGAAGGAGAAGACGAAAGTTGGCTTAATGATCCTGTTAAATATGCTAAAACTACTTCAGCTCTTATCAATCCTTTGAAGATGGTTTACTTTGGTGATCATCGAGATAGCCAGCTTAATCTGAATATACCAGTATTTGATAAGATGGCAATGTTCCCTATGTTTAAAGTGTTAGCTAAGGGCGATAATAGACTTCTTTATGAGCGCATGAACAATGAAGAACTGGGAACTATTGATATGCTTACCTTTGAATCTGCTGTTAAAGTAGGTGGTAGACAAAAGTATCAAACATATTTGGATAGTATGAATAATACTTTCAATATGGAAGATCTTGGCAAACCGTCTTATGATAAGTATCATCAAGAGGGCAATCTGCCAGTATTTAAGTAGGATATCAGTAACTTAAGATTGCAGCTTAATACTAGTCCCCATGAACATTTAGACCGCTCATTTGGTACTTAGGCAGTTAAGATATGTCTTGGTAACCTTATAGATGATCGTACCTATGGTAATAATAAAGGACAGTCTGTTACAGGTGCTCAAATCAAAGAAAGAGTAATGGGAGCTATTAATAGACTATCTGTAAGAGGAGCTAATGACGTATTGAAACGATTCCTTAAAGACGGTACTATTAATAATAAAGCTTTATCAGATTACTTAATAAGTCAGGCTGTTTCCTCAGGTATGTCTGATGAAGTCATTGATGGATTTAAGTTAGATGAAAACGGTGAATTCCGCATTCCTCTTGCTGCTACAAGTTCAAGAAATTGGGTTGAAAGCAGAATAATATCTTACATTAATAAACAAGTAGTAGATTTAAATACTCCAGGTGGCTCAGCTATTCAGATGTCTTCATTTGGTTTCAAAGCTACTGGTGCTCGTAAACAATCTGCAATAGGTACTGCATTTAATGATGGTAAGAAATTACGTTTCTTGAATAAAGACGGTAGTATGGATGTCATGCTTAGTACTAACTTCTTTAGACACATTGTACCAAAAGAGTATCAAGGTAGTTATGGCCAAATGAGAAGATGGTTACTTGAGAAAGGTATAATAGGTAAGGATGCTACTCCTATGGGTGTTGGTTACCGTATTCCTACTCAGGGTCTTTCTTCAACGTTTAGCTTTAAAGTAGTAGATGTGTTACCAGATAGAATAGGTGATACCATCATAGTTCCTGATGAATTTACTGCTATGACTGGTTCTGACTTCGACGTTGATAAATTGTATTTAGCTACTCTCAATTATGACGAGAATGGTAATATAATGCAGTATGAGACAGATGAAGAAGGAAACGTACTACCGGAAGACAAGCAGAGTACTAAGGCATTGTAGAATATGATTATATAGAGTTATCAGTTAGTAGTATCAGATAGCAAGAATATGGCAGAAACTAGAGCTTCTATTGATACTCTTACTAAGTTACTTTAGAAAGATATTCTACCTCTTATACAGCCTTCTGTTAAAGAGGAAGCTTTGCCAATGTATGAACTATTGCCTTCATTCCAACTTGCTCGTAAAGAGGAATATACAGGTGGTAAAGCAGGTATTGCTCCGTTTGCACTTAATTCTACTAATCACTGTTTAACTCAATTAGTACATCTATAGATGATATATACTAAAGGTAATCCTTATGGTTTAGGAACTATAGATGCTATCAGAGGTAGAGATGGTTTTAGAATACTCGACTGGTTATCAGCAATGATTAATGCTCACGTAGACGTTGCTAAAGATCCATACATTATGGCTCTGAATGTAAATCAAGTTACTTATAACATGACTAACTTACTGTTACGTGGTGGTATGGGTAAGACTACGTTCTATTTCTTAGCATAGCCTATATTGAAAGAATTTGCTGATTCTATGATTGCTAATAAGGGTGTATATGGTGTTACTACTTAGACTGAAAATCAGGTAGTTGCTACTTTATATGATAAGTACTTTAAACAATACAAATCATATATAGATTCTTTAGATAATAATGACCCTACTAAGTATGATCATATTAAGAAGTATAATAGTATAGCAGATGAAGTAGGTATAGATTTAATATATGACAAAACTAAATTTGTACATGATAGAAGTACTGTGTTCAATGATAGTAGTCTTATCAACGGTCTAACCACTAAAGATCCTTATACTTAGTTAATCGTTCTTAAAGCTTACAATGAGCTTAATAATGATGCTAAGAGATTAAGCGAATTAGTACATCGTTCTTAGATTGATACTAAGAAGTTTGGTAATACTCTTGCTCAATAGATGAACTTCAGAAATTCATACGAGACGTTCATATATGATAATGCGGAATACTTCGTTATTGAAGGATAGGAATTTGATGAAAAGAATCCTCAAGAAGCTCTACGTACTTATTTTGGTAAAACATTCTTAAGTACTAAGTTACATCATGGTACTTCATTACCACGTAAATTATTGCGTTCTTAGGCATTCCCTGCAACTTAGGTATTCCAGAATATCTTCACATCAGCAATGGGTATATTTGGTCAAAGAAAGGACATTGTATATAATAATGGACAAGAGGCAATAGCTTATAAGCATATAGGAGATAAGAAATTCGTAAACAGATTCTCTTCCTATATTGACTCTATTATTAGAGCAAGACTGTCTAGAGACTTACCTGCATTACATGCTACTGATGAAGAATTAGTAGGTATGCTATATGGTGAAGATAGTATGTGTAAAAGATTAACTGGTATCAAGTAGTACATAGTGGAGAACAAAGATAGGTTCCCGTCGTTAATTGGTCAAGATGGTTATATACGTAATCAGTTACTTAATTATTTATAGGAATATCAAGCTGATGGTACAGTATAGTTAATAGACCGTATTGTATTATCTGATTCTTCATTAAGTAATGACTATGAGACCGAGAATCAATTGGTATCTGCTTTTGCTGAATTACTTGAGTCTGATGATCCTATAGTTAGAGAATTCGCTAATGACTTAGCTAAGTATGCATACTTAACTTCTTATGATGAAAGAGGTAGTAATAACTTCTTTAATCTTGTTCCTAATAAGTGGAAAGAAGAAAATGGTTATGTAAACGTTATTAAAGAAGGTTTAAAGTCATTTAAGAGTTCCTCTAATCAAGCTGCTTATGCTTCTATTGCTGAAGAGAATGATAATGCTGAGGCCTTGTATTTCCCTTCTATTAATATTACTATTGCACGTAACTTATGGTAGGATGATAGTGTAGTTCAACCATTTGAAATAAATGTGGAAAAGGGGGATAAAGTATTACATCGTACTTCTGAAAGAGGAAGAGTAAGAACCACCTTGAAAACAGATTTATTTGCTACTTCACGTTCTAAGAAAGAATTTATTAAAGTAGTAAATGGAGCTGGTACTTCTAAAGTAACAGAACTATATAGAAAAGTAGGTCAAGTTTCTTATATTAATGAAGAAGGTGAAACTGTAGGAAGAGGTACTAAGTATATATATCAAAGAATACCTAAATTAGGTGTTATTGATAATGGATTTAGAGTTATGGAATTCTAGAAACATAGCTTAGAACCTTCTGCATTTGAAGCGAACTCATTTAATTATAATGCATTACTGACTGAAGGTGAAATTGAAGCATTAGCATTAAAGGCTATTAAAGATCCTAAAGCTGATTCTGGTTTTACTAAATAGTTCTTCCCTGGAGAAATAAATTCTATTAAAGCAAGAATAGAATAGGATGCAAAAGAAATAGCAGGTACAGAAGATGGAAATCCTGTTATGGATAATGTATCTAATATTGATGTTGAAGACGTAATTGTTCCAACAGAAGATGTTACTATTACTCCAGAAATGATGCAAGAAGCTACTGATTTTGTATACGGTACTATCGAAACAGAAGACTTTACTGCAATTGAGGCAATAGAAGATTTTATGCAACAAATAGAAGATGTAAGTCAATTGACTGAAGTATTTGAAGCCCAATCTGCTCCTGATATAGAAACTGTATCTGATACAGCACAGAATGAAAGTTTTGAAGATATGTCTGCATTAGCGGAATTGGGTAAGAAACGTAGAAAAGAATGTGAATAATTATGCAGTGTTTAAATTTAAAGAATAAAGAAGTTAAAGCAGCTTTTGATGAAGTAGCAAAGGTACTTAATAGTGAAGACGCTGCTTATTATGTCATATCTGAAAATAATGGTTACGCTATAGACTAGGATCCTGATGGATCTTAGTCTTAGCTATTCCAAGACCTATTATAGAAATATAATGGAGATAGAGATAAGGCTATAATTGAAAGAGCTAAAAGCTTTGATTACTTGTCAGCTGATATATAGACAAGAAATCTAAGTTTTGAAGAGTAGTTTTTATCTAGTACAGATGAAAATGCTAGATTTATAGAAGTATCTATTGATAATTTAAATAAGTATAACTTTAATACTAAGAAAGAATTAGATGATAGATTAAGAAGTATACGAAAGAATCTCGAACAAGGTCTTATATCTCGTCTTAATTCTATTGATGAAAAGGATCCAGCTAAGAGAACTGAATTAAAAGAACAAATCAGATATCAGATAAAGAATATATAGAATGGAGTTATAGAGGACATAAAAGTTATTATGGACTTTACTAACGAACTTAAGGATGATATTAGAACAGTGGCAAGAGAAGTAATAGATGCGTATAATAATCGTACCAATGCTTTATCTGATGAAAGATTGGTTTCTCTTAATAAGAACTACTTTGGATTCTATTGTAAATATGCAAATGAAGTATATAATTCTTTAGTAGACTTATCAAGCTATAGTGATATTATAGGAACTAAGGAATATGATAAATTGATGTCAGACTTATCTATATGTAAATCTATTCTTGATGCCTGTTCTGATCATGTTAAGCGTATGTAGGTATAGAATGCCAGAGAAATTATGCTTAATAATGGTATTTAGGTAGGTTCACCTACTATATATAATTACTTAGCTGAGAATACTAAGGAGACTAATAATGATATCTCTTCTCTTACACGATGGTTTGGTGCAGGCGATAAGATTAATGATGAAGCTATCAAGACATTATTCAATATACTTCAAAATACTGAAAATACTATTAATAATAATACTTTTGTGAAAGCACACTCTTTATTAGAGAAATTAAAGGCTGCTGGCAATAATCAAAAAGTATTGTTTGAAGTAGATGATGAAGGTAAAACTACAGGCTATATAGTAAGAGAAAGGAATTACGGTAAATTTCAAAGAGACTATAAAAAGTTCTTAGAGGATACAAGGAAAGAATTAGGTTTACATCCTGGAGAATTAACTTTACCAGAGAATAGAGAATTACGTATTCAGTACAATCGTAAGCGTAATGAATGGCTTTCTAAGCATTGTGAGCGTAAATATACTAAAGAGTATTATGATATGTTTAATGCTCTTAGTGATGAAGCGTCTAATGCACGTGAAAACATTATGATTAAAATTCGAGACCTTACAAGTAAGTATAAGAATATAGATGGTATAATTCAGTATGAGAAATTTACTGAAGAAGAGTGGAATAGATTACAAGTCTTATTCTTAGAGAAAAAACAATTGGCAAGTAAGTATGACCTTATGGGTAATGAGAAGCCAGAAGGTTCTATTGAAAGACAGATAGCTGATGAACTTACTGAACTTAATGACAAGATAGCCAAAGGTCTCAAAATGAAGACTAATCTGGAAAAGTTTGAAGCAGTACGTAAATAGAAAGAACAAGAACTCAGCGATAAAGACTATAATAAGTGGTACGAAAGAAATACTCGTACAGTATATTCTGAAGAATTCTATGACTTATTATCTAAAGTAGATAGAACTAACTATGGAGAAAAGTATGAGGAATTAAACCGTCAAAAAAGGGAAATACTTAATGCTTTCAGAGATGATAAGACTGGCGAGATTAATACTAATCTTATGTCTAATCATGTTATGAATTTAATTAATAGATTAGATGCTCGAATGAGAGTTATCCGTAAGTCTAAGAAAACAAATAAGTAGAAAGCTGGTATTAAGTTTGAAGACATAGCTAAAATAGTTCCTACGGATAGATATAGAAGAGACTATGCAGAAGCAGCTATGCTTGATTAGGAAATGCCTGGTACTCTTCAAGATTTTGAGCTTAGACATACTTATAGAGATGCACAAGGTAGAGTACACCCTAAATCCTATTATACTAAGATTGTACCTAAGGATGATAAATATATAACTGTACAACCTTCAATGAATTTCTCTGAAATATCTGAAGAATCTCCTTTCTATAATAAGAACTTTGATAGAACTAATGATGAATACTATCAGCCTAAAATGTCTTTATATGATAATAGTAAGGCTTATAAAGCTGTAATGCAGAATAAAGAGCTTAAGGAATTACGTCAAGCTATTATAGATACTATGGAAGAGTCTAATAATAAATTAGATAATTTACATAACTTAAATAAGTATAAGTTGCCATAGATATCAGGCTCTTGGTATAAATTCTTAAAGGCTCATAATTATAATCCTTTTACTGCTACTAAAGATTATTTACTTGATAGTGTATCTGTTAAGGGAGATGATTAGGGTATGTAGAAGAAGGTTAGAACCGCACCTGATGGTACTTCCTTAGCTATGGTTCCATAGTACTTTATTAAAGACTTAGATGATCCTGCTACTATTTCTGCAGATATGGTTGGTTCTGTTATTCAATACTTTAAAATGGCTGAGAACTTTAAATAGAAATCAGCTATCAAAGCTAAAGTAGAAAATATTAAAGCCTTCTTAGGTCAAAGAAAGTATACTGGTTCTAATACTGGAGTAGCAGCTGCTGTTAAGAAATTCTTTAAATAGAAAATAGAACCTAAAGATGGAGATTAGACTAACATTTATTAGTTTGCCAAGAAATTCATAGATATGAATGTATACGATGTTAAGCTTAACTCTATTACATTCTCTATTGGAGAGAGAGAGTATAACATTACTAAGTTATTTAATAACTTACGTATTTACGGTACTCTACGAAACTTAGGTTTGAATTTTGCTTGTGCTTTTACTGGATTCTTTACAGCTTTGCATTCACATTTAGTAAATGCAATTACTGGTAGATATTATGATTTTTCTGATGCAGCAGCGGGTTTTAAGGACTTAGTATATGATACCTTTAAGTATGGCATTAATGCTGGCAATAAGCATTATAAGAGTCCTCAGATGGCAGCTATGGATTATTTTGAAGTAGGTTCTACATTAGAAAGTTTGTCAAGAAATACAAACCGTAATAGATGGCTCAACGTATTACAGAATGAGTGGGCATTTGGAATTTATTCTATGTCTGATTATTTCATTAAAGGACAAATTCTAAATTCTGTTATGTACAACTATAAAAATGTAAACGGTGTGTTTCTATCTAAAGAGGAATATTTCAACAAATATGGTAGAACAGAAGATACTAAGGATAATTGGAAGAAATACAAATCCTTTAAAGCTTCTATCAAATTTGTTAATGGAGAATTAAAAGCCATTGACCCTAAAGACCAATATGCTGTTAATAAAGCTAAATTTACTGTAGGTAATACAGCTAGAAATTTAGCTGCATCTGCAGACGGTTAGCTTACACCTTTATAGAAAGCACAATTTACTACTAACGTATTTGGTGCTATGTGTATGATGCATAGATAGTATATACCTATTATTATGCAAGAAAGATGGACAATGTCTAAGTAGTGGGACTATACTTCTTAGAGATATGTAGAAGGATTATTAAGAACTCCATTAAGAGTATTCGCTAATATATATAATGATAAAAAAGGTTTGGATATAATGACTACTGCCTTTAATTAGTTAATACTTAATAAAGGAATCTAGGATGAAATGACTAGAACTAATCTTAAGAAACTTAAAGTAGAATTATCTCTTATTCTTGCTATGTGGCCATTTATAGCCTATATTACAGGACAAGCTGCAGATGACGATAAGCGTAATAAATTATTAAACTTATTTGCTTATGTAATGGCAAGAACCTCTTTTGAATCAGGAGCTCCATATAAGCTTACAGATGTGTATAGTACTATTAAAACTCCTACACCATTGTATAGTTTAATAGATAACTTTGGCGCAATTGTATCTTATCCTGTAGAACAATTCTATGGATTATTTACAGATGAAAAAGATAAAAATAAAGTAATATCAAGAGGAGCATACAAAGGAGATACACAACTAGAAAAAGCTTTCTGGTAGTCTACTCCATTTAAGAATGTTATAGAACTTAATGATATTCCAAGTAAACGAAGATACTACGATAAACAAATCGCAGGTAATTAAAAATAAAGCCAGGCTATTACACCTGGCTTTTTTGTTGGCACTGTTCACATGCTTCACATTTTAAACAATCAAAAAAAGAATCACTTAAAAAATCTTTCCAAATAATACAAACTTTAATAAAAAATTGCTTACTTAAGAGTAGAGATCCGTTTGTATAAATATCTTTATAAATGTCTATATATTCCTTATCAAAAAGAGTAAGTACATAGGCATATTGTTTTGTTCCATTATAAAATACTAACTGTTTGTTATAATAGAATCTATTCTGAGTAATCTCAGAAATAATATACTGATCATATAATCTATTATAGATTAATCCAATACTATTGTTATTAAGTATTAGCATATCTATAAAAGCGTCAGTATTAAATACATGAGGATTTAGTTCAAAAAGGGCTGCGTATAATCGTAGCCCTTTATTGTATTTACTAAAATCTATCATGCTGCTTCGTCAGTTACTTCGACTTTATCTTCAATTGTAGAATTATCTACTTCTTCAACTTTATTCTCATCAACTTCATCGGCCGGATTAGTAATGACACAACTATTTATTGTCATCTCAATATCCAAGTCTTCTACTGTCTTAGCTTGTAAGTTCTTCAATTCCATCATTCTCATAATATTTACGAGTATGTTCCCAATTGTTAGAACTGATATGATATGATATTTCTGTTAAAGCTTCTGATATTATGTCTTTACGCTTGAGTAACTCCTCTTCGTTAAACATATTAAATACTCTAACTTCATACTTACCATTTGTTTGTATAGCAATAATATATGCTTCTAAGTCGTAATCGTCTACATTGAGATTTAACTCATTAAGCATATACCAGGTAATAGCACAAAGGTAAAAAGCTATTTGCCTATAATAATCAAACTCCTCTACGGAATGTTTGAAGTTATAAATATCACTTGTTGTTTTGAGGTCTATCAAAATGATTTTCTTATTAACATGGTCAAACATAACTCTATCTAATAAAGATTTACAATCTATGTTCTTATATTGCCAATTAATATGAAACTCATTATGACAGGTATATGTAGTCGGAACATTAAATAGCAGTTTATTAGCTGCTACATGTTCTTGGAGATTTTGCTTAATTTGTTTAAGCATATTTAAGTCTGCAAAAGAAATTACTTTCTTTGTAGTACTTATTTGAAGATAGTTAATATAGTCACTATAAGTTTCTACAATCTTCTTAGCTTCATTCTTCCTAATTTCTGCAGACTTTGTATTATTATAAGAATTATTGTATGCTTCTAATAACAATTTATCATTATCTGCTAAAGGATCTGTTAATTTGTGTGAACTATAATATTCACACAAATCTCTTTGTTGTTTTACCTTTGGAACTTCAAAATCTAATATTTCATAGTCTTTCCAAAATTCCTCAGGTTGAAGAATGTATTCATGTATCATAGTACCTTTTTCAAGGAACTTAGCACTCATACCTTCTTCCTTTCCATCTAACATATCACGAAGATATCTTGGACCTTTTTTAAGAAACCAACCTATTGCTGAATTTGAAATTCTAGTATTATCCTCATAATATGGAATTTCTATATTCATCATTCTTTGCGATCTTCCTTTACGTATTTTTCAAATTTATCTAAATACTCAGAACCTTCTTTGATTCTATTCATTGTACGAAAATTTATGAAAGCATTCTCAAAACATCCTTGTTTTAAAGCATTTTCGACATTCTCTTCTGCTTCTAACATATCTTGTTTCATCTCTATTCTTTTTGCTTCTATATAGAGATCAAATTTACGGGACATAACTTTTTCGTCAATAAAATCTTTTGCTTTCTTAATTGCTTTCTGTATCAAGTTCATAATCTTCATCTGTTAAATCTTGTTCATCATCTATAATATCTCCAGTTACTGGTAGAGGAATTTCATCCTCTTTTATAGGAACAATATCCTTATTAACATCAATAACTATAGGCTTAAAGTTATCTTTTATGTCATACATATCATTCAATATAGAACAATTATGTCTATATTTATCACTTTCAATAAAAGAAGTTCCTTCATGCCAATGACCATATAGATGATATTTTATATTTTTAGGTATAAAATAGTTTAATATACCATTATAATAGGGATTATCATGAGTAAGAAGTACATCTGTATCTTTTGGAATATTATCATAACAACAAGTATTACTTTCCTCATTATAATCATCCTCAAACGCCCATCTTCCATTTTGGAACTTTATAGGACGTATAAAAGGGCAGCCATAGAACTTTATTCCTTCGTAAGTATATTCACTATTTATAAGAATTTCTAACTTACCGTTAGTTCTAGCGCTTAAATCTTTGCGTAATTCTTCAAGATAGCCTTTTTTATAAGCATCTTCAAGAAAAAAATCATGATTTCCAGGAGTAATAATTACCTTTTTACAAGGTAATCTATTAACCCAACTAGTAAATCTATTATACCACCAATGTCTAGATTGTTCGATTGAACGTTGTTCAACTAATCCTACTATATCTCCGCAGATACATAGCACATCACACTCTGGTATATCAATAAAATTACCATGTAAATCACTTAAACCACATACTTTCATAATATTAGAAAAGGCTAGTATTTCTACTAGCCTTATTTTTTAGTTACAAGAACACATGATTATCTTATGTAGACTTTCATCCTCCTCGTATTCTTCATCATCATACAACCAATCATCGTTATCCTCATCTTCCTCATCTTCATAATCTGATGTTTCTCCGACTATATTCTTTTTACCTTTCTTAGAGGAAATATTCATATCGTTAAATATTTCTTCATTAGAAAGTTCAGGGAATAAAAGTTTTTCATCGATAAATGATAAGATATTATCAATAGATAATAAACCAAAGTTATCTACAATAAATGTATAAGTATCTTCAATCTTATCTTCTGCAATACCCTTGTCTCGTAAGATTTCACGTAAGAATCGAGCATTATCGTTTGCTTCAAAGTGTCTAATGTAACGTACACGTGAACAACGATCTTTCAGATAATCATTTACTCTATCTTCATTATTACAAGTAAACAGAACTAATTTCTTAGCATTAGTCTGTACACCATCAAGCCATCCTAACAAATCTTCTGTATCCCAGTGTTTATCTACCTCATCAAAGATGATTGTAACAGGGGTTTCAAACTTACGGAAGAAATCGTTAATACGATTTGTAGGATAATCCTCATCTACTACAATAATAGGCAGATTAGAATTTTTGGCTATAACTTTAGCCATAACGGTTTTGCCAGTACCTTTAATGCCACTAAGCATTACTCCAGTAGACAATTTACTTGTTTTCTGGAAATATGTATTTACACGTTTGATGAAAATATCATCACTCTTTGTTGTATATACTTTGGCTGGGAGACTAAGTGAACCATCTTCTTCAAAATAGGACATTCCGTTGTAACGGTCCCATTTCAAATTATATACTTTACCATTTATCAAGTCATAATCAAGACCTGTAGGTTTATTGATAATTCGTTCTCCAACTTTTATAAATTCTGACATAATCTGTTAATTTTTGGTTTTTAATTCATCGATCATAGCATCGACTTGCTTTTGGTTTCTAACTAAATATAGTTTATAGTTAGAATTACTCTTCATTAGAGTATACTTAAAGATTTTCCAACGTAAAGGGAATGAATCTCCAATGAGTCCTTTACATTCAATTATAAAGTCTTTACCTATAAAGTCAGGTAAGTAAGTCATAGCTCTTACTTTCTCTCCATTATATTCGAACTTAGGTATTAACTCAAAGTGGGTTGATTCATATTCAGCTGGAATTTTAGCTTCTTTAAGTTTTTTGTATGTATAGGTTTCAAGTTTACTTCGGAACTTTATACCATTGTAGACATTAGGTGTAGCATTTTTTACTCTACCTTTTGTCTATTTCTTTTTATTTTTTGGTTTCATATTTCCAAATATATCCGTTAGGATCTTTATGTAAGTTATTACAATAACCACTTATTGTACTCTTAGATAAATTACTAAGCTCTGCAGCTTCTTTTAAACTTGTATAGATACATAGTAAACATCCTTCTTTATTAAATTTTAATACCTTCTTATATTTCTTAAGTGGCAATTTATTATAGTTCATATTATACTTTCTAGTACACCATTCAAGATTATTAATATTATTATTATGTTTATTTTCATCTTTATGGTTAACATCTGTATAATTATTTGTGTTTTCTAAAAAAGTAATAGCTACTAACCTGTGTACGGTTTTTGTTTCTATTTTACTATTTTTAGATAAATTTACTTGTAAATATCCTGAGTTTTTAGCAAACTGCTGTAGTATTTTACCTTTTATCTTTCTGGTAGTATAACGATCTCTCTTAACTACTCTATCAATTGACCTTATTCTTCCAAAATTAGAAGCTTCATAATTTTCATAATTTGGTATAACTTTCCAAATTTCATTTTCTTTTTTCATGCTGTTAAATTATATAAACATATAATATTATAACGCATGTTTATATTGTTTGTTAACAATTTTCTCTATTTCTTTTTTTACAATTTCAAAGTTATTTAATTTTATAGCATCCGATACATCTTTTGCATTTAAATACTTTGGTATAAAACAAGCTTCTAAGCCCATTTTAAGGCTTATTTTACGACTATATCTTACTCCTGCTGGGTCTCTATCAAACAGGATTATAATGCGCTTAAAACGCTTCTTAAGACCCTCTAATATATCATTAGGAATAAAAGTACTTTCAGATGAAGGAGATATTGCAGGTATTCCCATCTCATAAAGGCACATCACATCTTTCATACTTTTAGTTATAAATAATACATCTCCTTTTTTAGGTAATTGAGCATAACCTTGAATATCATATTCAGTTAAGTTATTACGCCACTTTGTATATTTATCTGCTAATGGTCTATAAATTTTAAAGTTATTGTATACTTTATAAGCATACATAGGATTTTCAGGTTTATAAATACCTTTTACAATACCATTGCATAAATAGTATTTAATACTATTAACATTAAATTTCTTTAATGTTTCCTTAGATATATTAAATTGTTGCCAGTAATTTATATCAGTTGAAGTAAAGTCTTGGCGTACTACTCCAATAACAGTATCTGTAGATGGAGTATACTGCTTACTATTATCTAAAGTAGTATCAGGAGTAATATGTAATTGTTTAATAATATCTTTAAGAATATCATTATAATTTGTTATTCCTGTAAATAAGGATACAAACTTAATTACATTTCCACATTCTCCTGTACCATGATCTTTAAATAATAGCTGTTTTGTTCGCTTACTATAATAAACTCCAAAAGAAGGGTTTTTATCCTTACGAAATGGACTATTATAGATAGCTCCTACTTTGAATTGCCCTAAGTAATGAGCATATATGTCGTATTCGGTTACCTTAGATAATATATAATCTAAAGTAATACATTCTGTGGGTTTCTTTACCCTTCTTTTATCATACATATCCTGTACGCGTTAGTGTGGGAGAGGATGGATTCGAACCATACCACACGCTATCCCCATTCGGCGACCTGTACTACCTATTACAGTTAACGCATCTCCCGTATATCCTATAGCTCTCACTACTATAGGATAAAATCTGTTATTATATGTTATTTTTTACATTGGCGTAAAGTTTAAAAAAATATTAGACAATATATGAATAATCTCTGGAAAAATTACTTTACATCTTCGTGTTCGCACAAAAATAGTAGTAATCAGTACAAGAAATCAATAGCCCTATATCTGTTAAACAGAAGTCATCTATTTCCCATTCAGTACTGCTACCATTTTATAGGACAGTAAAATCTTTTATCTAGTGATAAAAGCTATACTTCCTAAAAAAGATGTCGAAATAAACTTCGTATCATAGGACTCACACCTATCTTTGTACACCACTATGCGGGATTTAGGCATAGCTGCTATTTATTGCATAACGTATCAATCTATTCCGAATAATTTTATTATCTGCTTTATTTTGCTATCAGCAGATCTTTTATTTAGACACTCTCCATGATTAATGACAATATTTTCTCTGGTCTGTTCAAGCTCCATTTCTACAGCTCTTCCCATTCCCCAACCATTTTTATATCTACCCTTTTGGTGAGCAAATAAATAATAGCGAAAAAACCAAGGACTAATTCCATTAAGTATTAATCCTTGATTCAAAGAATCTTCGTGTCGTTTTAAACATACTTGTACCGTGTATTTAACACCTTGTTCTCCTTTATATGTACCACTTGAATCAAGAGTACAGTCACAAGAATATATTGCTACACGATATCCTAGATTTTCGAGTAAGTCTACAATCTGCATTGCAGTATAGGCTTTAACGAGCATCTCTTGTGAACCAATACAACAATTTTCGGATATTATTACATATATGTTTACTAAACGGCCACTTCCTATTCCATGACTTTTAATTCGCTTTTTCATAGCTGGGAAACCGTCTATAAGTCGATCATAGCTAATATCATCACCATCAGTTTCATCCCATTTGTAAGATCTCTTTGAGCCACCTAAATTAAGATTTAAATCTAGCTTCTTCATTTCAGCTAGACCTTTAGTATAACTATATTGACTCTTTTTAATAGTTGCAATATCGTTACCTCTAAAGCTTATTTCTTCAGTTTGTAAGTGGCGCAAAGTATCTTCTATATTACCCTCAGGTGTAGGATGAAGAGCGTCTTCATAAAATTTACTAATGCTATCGTACGTATAAGATAATTCTACCATATAGAAGTTGTTTTAATGTTTCTTACTAGCTTTTTCTATTCCTTTTTCAGTTAACCATCTAGTTAACTGCTCTTTCTCATTGTCTGTCCAGTTAATAGTCAGACGCCATTTCCAATCCATGAAATGATGATACTTAAGATTGTGACCAGCTTGGATCATACGAGTTGAACATACTTTTCGTAGGTTCTGCTCTTGAACAAAAGCTCTAAGAATTCGAACATATTCAACAACTTCTGCATCGTATCTATCTTCAAATTTAGCAGAGTACGTAACCTCTACAATACCACCAACAAAGCGGTCTATAGTGGACGCATCTAACTGGTTATTTGCTACATATTGACGATCACATCCAAAACCAAAAGTATTACTAGTAGCAATAATAATACAGTTTGGATGTCGATGAACTAAGCCCGTAGTAGTCTCAATTTCATCGTTAGCTAACGCTGCATTCAAGATCTGTGCAACTGCAGGATCTAATGCCGTTATCTCGTCAATCAATATAATAGATGGCTCAGCGTAAAACTCTGCAAAACGAGTCTTTTCACGCGTCGGATACTTATAACCAATAAACTCGGTAGCCGAAGTACCGATGCCACAGCTAATACAAAGATAAGGTAATTCTAGCTCTTTAGCTACATTTCTTGCCATTGTACTCTTGCCGCATCCTGCTGGACCAACCATCCATATATTCTTTATGCCAGCGTCAATAGTTCTACGTAACTTATCTTCTGGCTCAAGGTCAGTAAACTTAAATCCTAGTCGTTTACTCTCCTCTAGATACTTTAGTCTCTCTGCTTCTATAAGTTCTTTTTCATGCTTATCAAGTAAATCGTTTATTTCTGCTTCTTTCTGCTTAGCAGATAAACAGTTAATAATCTTAATAGCCGTCAAAGATGTCTTGTACTCATTACCAAGATAATCGATAAACGTAAATCTACCATATGAGTCTTTAAGTTGGTAGATATCTTTTCTTAAGTTTAATCGCTTTTTCTTTCCATTTTCTTTTATAGTAGTAGATATAGCAGCATAGATAATATCTCCTACTCTCAATTCATCTCGTTTTACATTAACTCCATCTCTTGTGTTAATGTTTTGAATTGTGTATTTAGTATCTACTATCTCTGCATCTGTACCTGTTTTCTTAAGGAAAGTTTTATTAATAAATTTTGATAATCTCATATAAAAATTGATTTTTTAGTTCTACAAATAAAAAAACGTGAGTGCATACTATTAGTAATCCATTATTTTGTCTAAAGACTCACATGGCGGTATGCTACTCACGTATCGCTATATTATGCCTAGCGTAGGCTTAGGATTTTATTGTCCTATTAAAACGGCAATCCATAAGGATTTTCTGCGTTGTTCTCTACTGCAGCTTCTACTGTAGGTGAGATACTGATGCTTTCACTAGGACCCGGATTAGCTACAGGTATCTCGACATCTGCAACTACTGGCTTAGTAAAATTATCAATACGCAGTTCTGTAATTGCTGAAGTTTGACCTTCAGGCAATATCATAGGCTCAATAAAAGTATATTTTGCATATGACGGAAGAGTAGTATAACCCTTATCGTTATATACAATTTTAACACGCAGAAGTTTAGACTTATCTGCTTTATTCAAATAGTCTACTACTTCTTTTGCAAATTCTTCAAAATTAGTACCGTTAAATACAAGTTCTTCGTCTTTGTAAAAACAAAGAAGCAACTGCATAGTACGAGAGAACTGATTATCTTCCTTTCTCTGTACATCTTCATCACTAAGTTGTCCGTTTTTATTATCGGGCTTCCATTCTGTTTGAGTTAGAGTTGCTCCGTTTTTCTCAAATACTACTTCAAAAAACTTTCTACCTGTAGGAGATTCAGCTACACGTGCACTTTTCAATGCTACATTCTCTTGAATACCTGCAGGAATAAACTTAACGTCATTCTTTGTTATCTGTTGCGCTCTTTCTTTACTATACATATCAATGTGTTTTATTCTGGTAAATAGATTCGATCCCAATGAGTTGTAATCTCATTGTTCTCATTACTTTCTGCAATAACTATGTTCTTTCCTCTTAAATGAGGAGCTCTAGCTTCACGTACTGAGTTGTCCCCACCTTCAAATGAGATATGAGTCTCATTCTTTTTACGATAGACATAACCTACAGCATCTGCTTCACCACAAACAATATCTCCTAATCTTCCAACTAGGTCTATTGCCATTTCTGTAAGCTCTTCACCATCCTTATTAATCATCTTATCTTTAGTATGACCAATAAGGATGAAGTTATCACATAGTTCCTTAAACATAAAAATTACTTTTTTTACTGCTTCTCTAAGATATAAGTAACCAGATCCGTTAGGAAGCTGTCTTACATCATTACCCTTATACGTCTTACCCATAGGAGTTTGACGATATAAAGTAGCAGCATAAGGTAAACAGATTTCCTCTAAGCGAGTTGCATTATCAATTGCAATATACTTATAGGGTTTTGTACCTGTTTGAGTAATCTTTTGTCTAATTTGATTTGCTATTTCAGCTAAATCATTAACGCTTCTTGCTTGAATAGAAAGTGCTTCTAAGAACTCAGAACCACCTTCTAAGTCTATAATAAGACAACCTTCAAGCATAGAAAGTAAAGTCGTTTTACCAGCTTTTGGTTTACCGAAAAGTATCAGAAATCGTGGATTCTGCACCTTTGGTTTATTCTTTTCAGTTGGTAGTATTAACATAATAAATTAGGTTATACTACTTTACATCTAATATGATAGTATTTGATATAATCTGAAAGAATCTGATATTGTAAAGTAAATTAAAGATTTAATGAAGCATTAATTTCAGTATTGTTATTAATCATAACAATAACATTATTAATGATAGTCTTTTCTTCGCGAGGTAGAGACATAATATATCCACGATTATACTTCGGGATAAGCTTATAACCTACCTGAATAAAATTTCCGTACTCTTTAACAGGAGTACCATCCGGCAAACGGAAATCATATAACGGTTTACGATAATCACGGCGAAGTTTAGCGTAATCATCTAATTTTTTCATAGCCAATTCAAACTGTGTTGCAAGGCTATAGTTTTCTTCTGCAAACGGACAATAAGTACACTTCCGATACTTAGCTACGTCACATGTAGAATATAAATCTGCACCAAAACGAATCTTATCGCTCGGTCCAATATACTGATAACTAAACGGTGTCTCTTCAGTATCGATACCATCGATTAACAACTCAGGATAAGTAAGAGCTAAACGCTTTAGCAAATAGTTCTTATAAATACCATTCTTATCACACTTTTTGTTCGGAAGAGATATAGTTAAAATATTTTTCATAATTTCAGCCTACTTTATTATTAAATACTACTGTATGCTGCATCGTAGTACTCGGACTAGCTTCTATCAAATTACCATACTTAAGCTCATTGTTAAACTCTAATATACATGGTTCTCCAGCATCTCTTACTTTTAAGAAATGAAGATATACCTTGTCTTTTACAGGTAAGCGATTAACTCCATAGCTAAGTATATTAAGTAATTCTGGACGTGATAAAGCTATCACATAGTCACTAGCTTGGAATATTGCATCTGATGCAGCTAAATCACTACGCATAGGATAATGCATAGAAGGATTGTTTATCCTATCAGGTTGTTCAATATTTCGATTCATCTGTGAAATCTGTATAATACTCGTATTAGATAATTTCTTTTTACGAATAAACATTTTCTGTAAATCGACTATTGTTCCACGTTCACTTTCGCCTTCTACAAGTAAGGCATGGTCAAGTATAACAATAAGCCATTTATCCTTAGCTATTGTTTCGTGAAAATAATCTATAGTTTTTTCGATACTTTCTACAGTACTAGGAGTATCAATGTAAAATATTTGATACTTTTTAATTTTTTCTGCTTCTTCTTTAACTTTGTCTAGAGTAGCATCATCTATACTGTCATTCGCACTATATAATTCCGAGGTAGTGCGTCTTAATCGATTGCTTAACTTTCGACCAATTTGTCTATAACTAAGCATCTCAAACGAAAAATCTAAGATTACAATATCCTGATCGGTATTTAAATCAATTAAATCAGTTTCAAGCGTATTTGCAAATGCTGATTTACCAGAACCTGAACCTCCTGCAATTGTTAAAATCATATTTGGTTCTAATCCACCACAGCAAACTTTATTGAACTTAGACCATCGTGTTTTTAAAGGTACGATTGTCTTATCCTTCCTAGCTTGAATATATCTAACAGATTCATCTGTTACTTCAGCTATTGTTTTAAACGGTAATGTTTTAAAGGATTCCTGTTCCATAACTACTTGCTGTTTGTTGTTCTAAGTTCATTTGCTCTTCGTAACATTCCCACTCATGTTGAGTGAGCCATTTCCACATAGTTTTCATATAACCTATTTTGCCTGTTCGCATTTTATCATCTATTTCGTACCTCAGACAAGCCATAATATGATTATGCATTGCTTTGGATTTACCTATGATACGGTTATATTCCTTTCTACATTTGTTTATATTAGCTCTTAGAAAGCCTTTTGTACCATCAGGTCTTGTAACATAAACTGGAAATACTTCATAGAACTCATCGAACATACTTTCCCTATCTTTTTTAATAGATTCAAGTAGTTCTTCTGAAGGACTATAAATTTGATTGTTGTCAGAAATACTTACTACAACAATGTTACGTTGAATTAACTCTTGTATCTCTTCTTCATTAACTCGGCTGAGAAGTTCCTGAATGTCTTGATTATTAGGTTGATTATCATTCAATACAAGAGAAATAAATACTAATTGATTTATTGAAATATTATACTTGTTTAATAGAGATGTATCTAGTTCTAGTATCATAAGCATTAAAGTTTATGACAATCCTAAAATTTTGATACAATATGTTAGATTCTGTTAAAACAGTTCTAATTGTCTTGGTTGTAATTCTTCAATTATCTTTAGAGCTTCTCTAAGATAATATCTGTAATTAATTTTGCGTTCTTCAATTGGTTTGTTATCGAACTTATTCAAAAGAGTAACACCAGATGCAGTAAGCATATTTTGATATGATTTCTCTTTTGCAATATAGCTTTGTCTTCCTACATAAGGTTCATAGTATTCTACTACTTCACCTTCTGCATGACCAGTATATTTCCATTTCCATAAGTATCCACCATTAGTAGATGCATAGAAACGATTAGTTCGCTGTTGTTCTTGGTTCATGTATTCAACATGCCATTGTTTACCAGTTTTCTCAGACATCAAGAATTTACGTATATCCGTACATCCTTTTATAGTATCTTCTACTGGTATACCATCTACAAAGTATTTTATAATAGCTTCAGGTATTATCTTTGCAGATAATCCTTTACCCAATAGTACTTTAGTAATAAACATACCTTTTGTTTTAATTAAATCAGGATTTTTAGTTTCCTTGTATCCTTCTTTAACTGCAATATAGTCATTAATTGCATATTGATACATAGCTTCAAAACGCTCTTCTTCTAGAGTAAGTCTTGTAAGTTGTTCCCATTCTCGACAAATTTTATTAGTCTGTTCATATATACTTTTCTTAAGTAATACAAATAGACCATCAGTATTTGCCTGGACGATTCGACATCCTATTTGTGTTAGCTTTTCAGCTAACATTAGCAATAATAACTGTCCATTTATCCTAATTTGCATTACTGCGAAAGGACTATAACAGAAGTTATGTTGATTTTGTAGATTACCTGACAAACCATTTAACGCTAACTTTAATGTCTCATTTTTCACTTTATCTCCATTATGTTTTGCTTCTATTCTCTCATCTTTAATTTGAGAATATACTTCTAAGAATTCAGGACCTAAATGTTTAGGGTAAAATCCATATTCTATTAACATACTTGGGTATAGTGATGCGACATCGATGTCAATGAGCATTTCATCTTCTTTAGGAATAATAATTTCAGGATCATTTTTAGAATGAATCCCTCCTACTCCTACAGTGTAACGTAAACCATTAAATACGAAGTTATTTTCGTAGCCTTTTCTACCAGGAGATACTATCTGATTTTTCATATCATTTAGTACTTCCTGTAAGATAGGACTATCATATTTAATAAACGGTAGTATTACATCCTTTAATGGTATATAATCCATTGGTGATCTTAATCCTTCAATATCCCACCAGGTTAGACCTGTTTTTTCAAGATACTTTTGAGTTAAAATCTTCATTCCAATGTTTACACCATCCTTACTAAGGACTCGTACACCGTATTCGTCTTCAATAGCTATACGTAAGTCAATATCTTTCTTACATCTATTTAAAAGCTCTGTAGTTGATTCAATATCATTGATATTATAATCAATCATATTGTCAAAATCTTCTAATGGAAGAGGCTTACTCCAATCACATACAAATTCTTGTACA